CGCGAAGTTTGCGCGAGGTTGGGCATGAATGAACCTCGCGCACTGCGCGAGGTGGGTGCGCGAAGTGCGCGAACCTCTACCCAAACCCGACGAAACAACCTCGCGCACTTGAATATACACGGATGTCTATATCCGCAGGTCAGAGGCACCTCGCGCTTCGCGCATTCCCTAAGTAAAAACAAAACCTTGATTTGGAGTTGGGGCGGCTCCCTTAGGGTCGCCCGCCCCCTCACTCTCCAGACTGCGCGAAGTCACTGCGCGAGGTGCGCGAGGTTGGGAAAGCGAAGGACCACATCTCACCTTGTCGCAAGGTTTGCCTTTGACGCTGAGAGGGTGCAGTGACCTCCCCGCCCCCGCCCCGCTCCCAAGTCCGCATCGCCGGCCACCGAGGCACGGTCACCTTCCTCGGGATGCAGAGCGCGACCGTCGCGCACCTGTGGTCTGCCACCGGCCACCCCGACGGCAACCGCTTCGTCCCCCTCGCTGATCTGGTCCCCGCTGCCCCGTCTCATAAGCGCGTGGGTGTGGCGCCGTGACCCGCCCCACGTTCGTCAGCGTCTTCGCCGGCATCGGAGGTTTTGACCGCGGGTTGGAGTTGGCGGGTTGGTCGTGTGTAGCGCAGATTGAGAAGAACCCATTCCGGCGCAGGGTGCTGGCGCGCCACTGGCCCGACGTGAGGAGGTACGAGGATGTCTGCACCGTCCGAGGAGCCGATAGCGTTCGACTGGCAGAGCGGAGGGGACGCGAGGGGTCTCAAGCCGTCAGAGCGAACTTCCGCTCTGACGGCGAACCAGAATCCAGCGGTCTACGTGCCCGAGACGGCGGACACGCTGAGGAGCCACGGGAGGCCGGGGAGCAACTCGGCGGGGAACTTGAACGTGTCGATCTCCTCTGCGGCGGGTTCCCCTGCGTTGCTGCTGGAACCTATGTGCTTGCGTGGGACGGCTATCGGCCCATCGAATCTCTGGCTATTGGAGATCGAGTGCTCACCCACCTCGGCCGGTGGCGACGGGTTACCGCGGTCATGTCCCGCGAGGGCGCTGCTCTCAGGCGAATCAAGGCTGGAGGTGTTGCTCCCCTTCTCACCACAGACGAACATCCCTTCTACGCCCGGGAACAGGGGCGACGGTGGAACAACGGCAGGCGGGCCTACGATCGAACCTTCTCCGAGCCCCAGTGGATCGCAGCGGGAAACCTCGGTCGGGACCACCGTCTCGCTCAGGTTCTCCCCGACATCGGAGGCGATGCCCGCCTGCCCGATCTGTGGTGGCTTGTGGGGCGCTACCTCGCGGATGGGTGGCGAGTCAGGAGACGCTTCACTGGCAAAGGCAACCCTATCCAGGGGGAGCCTCAAGGACGAGTTGTCATCTGTTGCGCCCACGATGAAGCCGAATTGCTTGCCAAGCGAATTGAGCGGGCTGGCTACCATGCCACTCCGAGCAGAGAGCGTACCGTCTTCAAGTTCCACATCGTTGACAGCGACTTCTACCGATTCCTTGAGCAGTTCGGGACTGGAGCTGGTGGCAAGTGCATCCCAGGATGGGTGCTTGGACTTGACCAAGAGCGTGCCTCTGCCTTGCTTGAAGGCTGGCTCTCAGGAGATGGATGGACCCGAGAAGATGGGGTGCGGGACGGGGCAACTATCAGCAAGTCGCTGGCTCTCGGTATGGCTTTGCTTGCCCAGCGTGCTTACGGAATGGTGGCAGGTGTCTACCCCACCGAACGCCCTGCTCACTGCAGTATTGAGGGCCGCCGAGTCAGACAACAGCGATCATGGAACGTTCGAATCCCTCCGAGTAACCGTTCGGCCTTTGTTGAAGGACGATACGGCTGGAAGCAGGTCAGATCCTCCGAGCCTGCTGGCGTGGGCACCGTCTACAACATATCGGTGGAGGAAGACGAGTCCTACGTCGCTGACGGTGCGATCGTCCATAACTGCCAAGACATCAGTGCGGCCAACAGCGGGGGTGCAGGGCTCGCTGGAGCTCGGAGCGGACTCTTCTTCGAGTTCGCCCGGCTGGCTGGAGAGCTACGCCCGACTTGGCTTCTCGTGGAGAACGTGGATAACCTCCTCGCCAAGCACAGCGGGGAGGACTTTGCAGTCGTCCTTCGCACGCTCGGAGCGCTCGGGTATTTCCTGGAGTGGCGAGTGCTGGACAGCCGCTATTTCGGCGTTCCCCAGCGGCGCAACAGAGTGTTCCTTGTCGGACATCTTGGAGGCCCACCCCCCTTCCCGGTTCTCTTTGAGCCCGAAGGCGTGCAGGGGCATCCTGCGGCGGGCCGAGAGGCGGGGGCGGAGGTTGCCGGAACGCTTGGCGGTGGCTCTGGAGGCCGTGGCTGGTGCGACGACCTAGACCGGGCCGGGGATGAAAGCCCCGGCCCGGTGGAAGACGTGGCGTTCGCCCTGCGGTCCAGCCAGTCAGGATCCCAGGGTGGGGCTCAGGGGCACAACACGACGTATGTAGCGACGGCCGAGCCAGAGGTATCACGCTCGCTGTTGGGTGGAGGCAACGACAGGCACGACGTAGGTCTGGAGATCCTCAGCGTGCCTGTCGTTGCCTCCACCCTCTCCACCTCGGCTGGAACCAACGGCCATTACGGGGGCAGGCACCAGGAGGACGACAGTAGCCTTATGGCCTCCACGATGGGCGGTGACGGCGTCGCGCACGCCGTCACCGCCGCGAAGTCCTACCGGCTGGACGGCGAGTCGGAGACCTTCGTGGCGGCTTATGGAATCCAGTCGAATGCGTGGCGACCCGGGAAGGCTAAGACTCCGTCTGCCGATGCAGAGGGGCGAGTACGTCTCCGCGACCCGGGGTTGGGGATTGACCCAGAACTGGCGGGCACGCTCCAAGGCGGTCCTATCGGCGTAGCGGCGTTTGATCTGGCCCAGATCACGAGCAACGTGAACCGCAATCGAGTGGAACCGGGTTTGCCCATGCCACCCCTGAATGGATCAGGCCAAGCCGGTGTCACCGGCTTGGCCTCAGTGCGGCGCCTGACGCCCCTTGAGCGAGAGCGACTCCAGGGATTCCCCGATGGCTGGAGTTGTCTCTGCGGCTGCGAGCCCTACTCCACGCACGCCTGCAAGTGCAAGGACGGCCCGAGGGATCAGGCAACCGGAGACGCTGTGACGGTCCCCGTGGTCGCTTGGATCGGACGACGCCTATTGGCAGCGTACGAGGCTGAGAACGCCTCGTGACCACGCCCGAGTTCCCCGCCAATGTCCGCCGTTTCCATGGCTGGTTAGCGGAGACCGTCGTGTCCGAGGTCAACCCCGACGGCACGGTGCGCCTCCATGGCATCCCGCTCGCCGCTGACGTGGTCCGCCCCTATGAGCCTCGAGCCGGCGACAGAGTAGAGGTGCTCCGCGGCCGAGCCTTCGCCGTCGTCTTGCGCAAACTTCCCGATCTGGAAGAGACTAGCCAGAACAAACCGAATGTGACGTAGCCTCTGGACGCAAAGGGACTCCGTATGGTAACCTTGGGTCGGAACGAAGCGGGACCCGAGGGCGCAGCGAACGCCGCAGCGGGTCCCTACCGCAGAACCTGAACGGGAGGCTCCACGGGTATGAGTGACACTATCGCAGCCGACGGGGATCTCCTCGCACCTTCCTCGCAGCGTTCCCCGACCGCCTCCGACCGTCGCAAGGCCCGCCAGAACTTCGACCCCGACTTCGTCTGCGTCTGCAATCAGCGGGTCGTTCTGGCCTTCGACTGGCAGCGAGGCGAGGTCGTCTCACTGGTCCGAGCCCCCGGCCACTCCGGCAAGTTCCAGGTCGCCGGCCTCCTCCCCGACGGCTTCGTAGCGCCCCACAAGGGCTGCGCCACCTACGTCGGCTGGGGCGGTACCCACGTCAAGCACGAGTGCCCGGGGCCCGCACCGCGGCCCGAGATCGACCCTGCCTCCCTCCCGTCGTTCGGCTTCCCCGGCGGCGTCACGGACGACGAGCAGCGCGCTCACCGTGCCTTCACCGATCCCGAGTGGCAGCGTGTGGACTGCCGCATTCTCCTCGCCGGTGACCGTGCCCGCAAGGCGCTCGGCATGCAGCGTCCCGGCGGTCTCTTGCCCGCAGTAGCCGAAGCCCGAGCCCTCGCAGGAGACGGCGAATGAGCATGCTCTCACTTCCCGACGATCTGACGCCCGAAGAGGCGAAGGCCATCCGAGCCCTTGACCGGCTCGCCCACCGTTGGCCCGACACGCTGATGATCGCCAGCATGGGTGGACTGCTCTATGTGCTTCGGTTGGACGAAGACGGCGGGCAGCCGATGTCTGGGGGAGAGGGTGTTCATCGACGCCTTGATGACGGTGCGATCGTCTACTCGGTGCCAGCAGAATTGATCTCGAACACAGGTGGTGACTGGTGAAACATTCCGCAGCCGCCTCCCACCAGATCCTCAGCAACCGCCTAGCGCGGATAGACGAGATCCTCGCCCGCCCCCTCATCAACGACAACACCCGCACCGACTACGAAGCGGCCCGTGCTCAGGTCGAGAAGGCACTGGAAGCGCTCCCCGCCGTCTGCAAGTCCTGCGGGACGGTCATCACCTCAGCGGAGTCTCTCAGGACAGGCTTGGGGTCCGAGTGTCGAACGAAGGGAGCAGCATGAGCGAGTGGGGACACCTAGATCGGGTCGCCCTTGACAGGCACATCACGGGCCACTACGGGGAGGATCAATTCCGTGACGATGATCCCGACGAGGAAGACTATGAGGAGCCCGAGCCGGATCTGAGCGGCTGCCCCTACTACGCCCTCTTCCACGGACTTCCCGGCCACGACCCGCACGCGGTCTGTGACCGTGGCTGCTACAGCGAGCCAGCCTGCATCACCGATGAGCCGCGTGAGGGATGGCCTTCCGTTCGTGCTCGGAAGGGTGACTCGTGATGGCTGACGCCTACTCCATCGGGCCCTCCCGAGCCGGAACCTCCGAGGCCAACATCGGCCCGTGGATGCTCACGGAACCGGCCGCCGACAGCGTACGGGAGTCCGAGTCGGACACGATGACCGTAGCCGTCCTCGCAGGCGACGACAAGGCGACCCGAGACCTACTCGCCAACGCTCCCGTCATCCGCTCCGCAGCCGAGGAGGCCCTCAGGCGCCTCCAAGGGATTGACTGGTGGCTCTTGATCTCCCACGACGTGATAGACGCTGTGTCGGACGCCGTTGAGGCGCTCAAACGAGGACTGGGGCAGTCGTGACGCTCCTGCTCGCAATCGCCGCGGCGCTCATCGTGCTCGCTGGCATGCGTTCCCTCGTCGGCCGGGTGCTAGACGCGGAGATCCAGTGGGAGCAGGTCGTCCCAAGAACTGCGGGGGAGGCGGCTCCCGGGGTGCCCGGTCCGGCTCACGGCCCCTCCCTCGCAGTACCAACCTTCGCCGAAGCGGAGTACGCGCTGTGCGACTGCTTCGGATGTGAATGTGCCCGGTTCTTTGAGACGGAGGAAGGCAAGTGAAAGCGGAACCGTTGCAACCAGACGACGGCCAGTGGGTCGATGCCGTCGTGACCGTCCCGGCTTACACGGCTGGTGGCGGGGAGAACCTCGTGGACGGTCGCCCTCGCACCGAGATGTACCCGGCCCGCCTCCACACCCGCTACACGCACAAGGGTCGCCCGGCCTTCCTTGCCCGTGTGCCCGAGGTTGCGCCATGAGGAGAGTCGTGCGGGACGGGATTCCCTCCACGGGAGTACAGCCGACGTTCACGCAGGCGTCGGTCGGTGAACGGCTGGGGCTCCTACGAGCGAAGTTGCTGGAAGAGGCGCTCGAGGTCTACGAACTCCGTGACGGGACCTCAGTTGAGGCGCTGACGGAGGAGCTGGCAGATGTCTACGAGGTGCTACGCGCTCTGACTGCGGAACTAGGCGTGACCGTGGCTTGGGTAGCCTCCATCGCCAACGCGAAGAGGGAAAGGGTTGGAGGGTTCGATTCCTGCACCGTGCTCACATGGGGCAAGCCATGAGCCAACCGAAGTATTACGGCTCGGACCAGTGGTGGAAGGACGTAGCCGCAGCCGAAGGGGCCGCTGCTGCCGGCAAGGCGCTGCAGGAGGTAAGACGCATCCACAGCCCCCGCCACTTCTCTCAATCCGGCGAGCAGTGGGATACCTGCGTTGAGTGCTGCCAGGCGTGGCCCTGCGCCACAGAGCGAGCCATCGCAGCGGCCTTGGGGAACCCCTCGTGAGCATCGACCTCAACTCCTACCTCCCCCGCCCGTCGATGGCCGAGGTCCGGGCTGCTGTCAACGAGATCCGGGCTAGGCACGCTGCTGCCAGAGAGGCCGAGTTCCGCGCTAAGCGTCTTGCCGACGAAGAGGGCCAGCGCCTGACGGTAGTCCTGGCCGAGCTCTGGCCCCTCGCCCTCGAGTCTTACCGTCGTCAGGGAGGCCGCGGAGTCCTGCCACCGCTTCAGTGGGGACCCCCGCTGGACAAAGGCACCGAAGACGAAGTGTTCGGAGACCTCTTGTGAGCGCCACAGCCCGTCACTGCCCAACCTGCACATGCGCACCGTCGCAGGGCGGTTTCTGTGACTCAGACGTGACGGTTCTCCACGAGGTCTTCCAGTGCCTCGAGCCGATGGGGCATGACGGCGTCCATGTGGGTGCTGCGGTCCCCAGCCCGTGCCCGGCCTGTGGAGGCCGCGAGGAGCACGCAGACTCGTGCCCGGGGATCACATCGGGCAAGCCGGAGTTCAGTGAGTGGGCTTGCCCCTACGAGGTCCAGTGGGATGCCGAAGGCACTGTCACCTTCGCGGAGTGGCCCAACTGGAAACACGGGAGATCTGGGCGCTCATGACGACGATTCTGGACGCTCCCCGCCTCGGCACCCGAGCCACGCTGGTTCACGTCCGCAGGATCAAGCGGCACAAGCCACGCTGCGCCTGCTGTGGCGAGGCAACGCTCTACAAGGGCGCCACGGGGAAGAAGGGCTACAGCCAAGCGAGAGCCGTGCTGGCGCAGGTCTACGTTTCCGCCGACATCCCTCTCGGCCCCTACGAGGCGAACCCGCGCGATACGGCACCCGCCGTTCTCGAGGGAGGCGTCTGGGCACGCTGGGAAGCTTGGCATCTTGCCTGCTATGAAGCCGCTGGCCAGCCCTACGGCCCCGTGCTCGGGATGCGAGCGGCATGACCGTCAATAGTGCCCTCCGAGATCAGGTTCTCGCCTACCTCCGCGCCCAAGTGGGACCCCGCACCCCAGAGCATGTCATTGCAGCCTTCCCCGAGCCGGTGGCCTACGAGGTCATCGCCTGCCTGCACTCGCTGTCTGCCGCGAACCTCGCCAGCCGCATTACCGTCCACGGAGAGCAGGTTTGGCGGGCCCCAGCGGTCCCCGACGAAGAACTCGCAGACCTCGAGGCCCACTACCTCACGGAGGCGCCATGACGCTCGAGCCCGCTCGGTGCTGGATCTTCGCCTGTGACGCCTGCGGGAACCCGTTGCCCGACTTCCTAGGCGACGTGGAAACAGCCCGACCGTTCCTGCGCAGGAGCGATGCGTTCGACGCAGCCCGCTTGGCCGGCTGGAAGTTCTACGGTAACTATGCGCTGTGCCACGGCTGCGCCGAGCGGTACGTCCCCATGTCCCGGGCCTGCGCCATGACGGGGATCGCCCGCCACGCCCTGTACCGGCGGATGCAGCGGGGGTCGCTCCCCTGCCTCAAGCTTGGCGGCCGGGTGTTCTTCGACGTGGAGGATCTACGGCTCCTCGAGCCTAGGCAAAGACGCGGGGATCCCTCCGTCCTCCCGCGCTACCCCGTGGAGCCGATTCGTCAGATCGTCGGCCAGATGGCTCTCAACCTTGGCTCAGAGCGCGCGGTGATGCTCAGCCTCGCAGCGTCCTCAACCCTGACCGCGAAGACCTGGGAACGGGCGTGGGAGCGGGCCAAGGCGTCGGGTGGGTTCACGCTCCGTCAGGCAGACCGCTTCGCCCACGCCCTCAATCGTGATGTCCGCACACTGTGGCCGGAAGCCGCGTAAGGAGGAGAGTCGATGGCACGGGTGATGGACAGCATGGGGAACCGGGATCTTCGCTGGCAGGACCTCGCCAAATGCACGGAGGATGGCGTGGATCCTGACTGGTTCTTCCCCGAGCGCGGGGGCACGTCCTACGCAGCCAAGACGATCTGCGGCCACTGCATCGTCCGCGCAGCCTGCGACCGCTACGCCCGGGAGAACCGGGAGTCCTACGGGATCTGGGGCGGCCGATCCGACAGGGATCGCCGCGAAGCCCGACGTGTGGCACGAACGGAAGGGACGGCGGCATGAACCTGCGGGCTCGGATCGGTCTTCGCTTCGCCCTCTGGGGCTACGCTTTCCGCTGGGCACTTGAGTGGTTCCCGTGGATCTGGAAAGGAGAGGGGGAGTAGCCGTGGGTGAGACGACAGGAATACAGTGGTGCGACCACAGCTTTAACCCTTGGATCGGCTGCGCCCACGTCTCGCCCGGCTGCGTATCGTGCTATGCGGAGCGTGACGCCAAGCGGTACGGGCTGGCGGAGTGGGGAGCAAAAGCCGAGCGCCATGTCACGAGTGACGCCTACTGGCGTCAGCCGCTCGCTTGGAATCGCAGGGCTGCTCAGGAAGGACGACGCCACCGAGTGTTCTGCGCATCCATGGCCGACGTCTTCGAGCCCCTGCCTGCTCTGGCGAAGCCGCGTGAGCGGCTCTGGGACCTCATGGCCGAGACGCCGTGGCTGGACTGGCAACTCCTGACCAAACGCCCAGAGGAAGTCGCCGGGATGGTGCCGTGGGGCGAGGACTGGCCGGCCAATGTGTGGCTCGGCACGTCGGTTGAGAATCAGGAGTGGGCCGACAAACGCATCCCGATCCTGCTGAGTCTTCCCGCCAAGGTGCGGTTCCTGTCCTGCGAGCCGCTGGTAGGCGAGGTGGATCTTGAGATGTGCGATTGGACTCCGCCAAGTTTGGAGGGTTTCTCGGGCACCCACAACCCGCTCACGGGTGAATGGTGGCCTGCGGTCGGTGATCCTGACGAGGAGTACCGGAATCGGTTGACCGAGCAACCGCAGGTCAATTGGGTCATCGTCGGCGGCGAGAGTGGCCCCCACGCCCGTCGCATGGATCTGGCTTGGGCACAGCGGCTAGTGGACCAGTGCGATTGCGCTGAAGTCCCGTGCTTCGTGAAACAACTCGGCGCGGCCTACCGCCAGCCGAAGGACTCCCACGGAGCCGACATGGCCTACTGGCCGGAGTCTCTCCGTGTTCGCCAGATGCCCGAGTCCGTGGGGACCGCACCGGGTCAGGCGGTGCTGCTGTGAGCGATCTTCTCCCCTGCCCGTTCGACGGCGGCGAGGCTATCCCTGATCGGGTGCTACGGGATGGCTGCCAAGACGGGGAGCCCGACGCGTGGGCCTACTTCGTCCGCTGCCGGACCTGCGCCACCGAAGGCCCGTGGCAGAAGTCGGCATCGGGAGCGGCTCAGAGGTGGAACATGCTGCTGAGACGGTCACGCAAGTCTTCATGGGTGGTGCGTGGGGTGCTGTCGTGACCCTTCACCAGATGGACCGCCTCTGCTTCGTGGTGGTGCAGCAAGAGACCGAGGACATGGAGGGCGCCCACTACAGGAACATGAAGTGCGCTCGCGAGGCGATTGAGTCGGTGCCGTGGCCGGGTGAGGCGAAGGTGCTGAAAGCCCCGTGCTGGTTCATCATCTGCGACCACTGCGAGGAAGAATTGGAGGACGACGACTCAGAGCGCGGCTTGCACTTCGAGTCGGCGGAGGACGCCCTGAAGTATGCGCTGGCCCATGACTGGACAACGGACGGCCACCGCTTCTGGTGTGCTGACTGCTCGGGCGATGGACCCCAGCCCGAGTTCATACCGGTCATTGCCGGCCAACTTGTCCTCGACAGCGCGCTGTTGCCCAAGACATTGGAGACGCCATGAGGGCACCCACGCGTACCGCCCGCCAGCTACTCGACCAGGCCATGAGCGAGGACGCCTTGGAGAACGCCGTCGTGGGCTTGGCTGAGCGAGGAGGCTGGCTCAAGCACCACACCCGCCCCGCATGGTCGGCCAAGGGCTACCGCACGCCGATCCGTGGCGACACCGGTTTCCCCGACTGGGTATTTGCTCGGGAAGCCACGGAGGCTCACTCTGCCGGGCTCCTGTTCGTGGAGCTCAAACGGGAGAAGGATGGGACCGCCGTCCCCCGCAAGCGCAAGCAAGCGGCATGGCAAGCGGCGCTCGAGGCCGGCGGTGGACAGGTCTACGTGTGGCGCCCGTCGGATCTCAGCAATGGGACCGTAGAGGCGGTGCTGCTCTCGTGACAGAACTCCCCGAAGACCGCATGGCCGCGCTCCCCCGCAAGCCCGGTGAGGCGTACATCGCGGCGCATTGGCTCATGCCCGGGGAAGAGAAGCATGTGATGGTCTACGCCCCGGGCGACATTGAGCCAGAGGAAGCAATCAGGCGAGCGCAGGAGATGGTCCGTGCCCATGATGTCGAGTGGGTGCAACTCTGGGGTTTGCACCGCCGGCGCGTCGGCAAGGGCCCCGACGGCTACCGCTGGGCCGTGACCGTGGAGGTTTGCAACCCGGCCCCCGTGGTGCCGCTCCCCGAGCCAGAGGCCATGCTGTAATGAACGTAGGTTCCACCACTCAAGAGGGAAGGGGTAGGACATGGGCAGCGATACCCGCTGGATAGAGGCACCAGAGGTCAAGGACATCGCGGAGCGCCTCATCATGGCCCACCATCCCAACCTCGAGCTGTGGATGGACGAGATCCGCTACGTCTTCCGCAACGAGGCCGCCAAGTCCAAGGGCAAGACCGTCTTCGGCAAGGCCCACAAGGTGACGGCCCTCGCCTGCTACCTCGCCACGAACTCCCCCGGCGACATGAACTCGTTCGATGACTCCCCACCTCCGCCAGCCGACATGTTCGTGATGGAGATCGCCCACGACGTGTGGGAAGTCCTGACCCGTGAACAGCGGGAGGCACTGGTAGATCACGAGCTTCAACACATGGATGTCTTGTATGCCGAAGACGGGAGTTTCAAGCGTGTCATTCGGCCCCATGATATCGAGGAGTTCAACGCCATTGTCCAACGACACGGCGCATGGCGACCGGACATAAAGGACTTCGCCGATGCCCTTCAACTTCGGCTGAACGTCGAGAGCGAGTAGGACTCGGTGGGCATCGCCGATGAGGTCCGCAAGCGCCAGGGCCCGCCTCCCACCGCTGACGATACGGCTCAGGCCGTCAGGGCTTACTTCGCCATGGTGAGCTCGTGCTCAGGGCACCCGTGGCGTCAAGTAGGCCGCTGCGTCTACTGCGTGCCGTGCGGGGTCAGGTTGTATCAGGGAATCCTGCCGGCGAGCAAGCGATGAAGCCGGCTGGCAACAAGGGACCGGAAGCGATAAAGCCCCTTGAGTCGGAAGCTGCCACCATCGCAGGTATGGCAGTAGCTGCCGCATGCCGAAACGATTGGGCACGCGCCCGGGATCTGCTGTACCGCCTCTCGCTGGATGACTTGGAGACGGTAGGCTCCGTCGTTAACCGGTTTCCTGTTAAGGCAGCGTGGGATGTTCGGTGCGAGCGGCGAGCCATGGAGCGTCCCGACTGGTCTCTGAGATGGGGCGGCAATGACCGTACTACCGGAGTCTCAATGGATGAGTTGCTCGGGGACTCGGATGGCCCCTACTGCCCGCAGGCCGAGTGACGGATTCCACTCGCTGGTTCTGCCAGCGCTGCGACCACGAGACGACCCTTTCGGGCCACGAGGCCCACCACAAGCCCTGCCCCCGCTGCGGAGCCAACCATTGGGCGACGTGGAGACGTGGGGAGGAACCGTGGACGGACGACGAGGCGTTTGGCCTCGAAGCGGTCGGGACGTACTACACGGTGACGATCCGGGACTGATCCCAGAAAGCAAAGAGGCCCCGAGGGGGCGGAGCCTCTGAGCCGAAGCGGGGCGACGGTCAAGAGCGGGCTTGACGGTGTTCGCGCGTGGTCATGGTAGGTGACCCCGAGGGAGTTGGTCAAGGATCAGTTTGTCTCGGGACTCCGCAGCGTGTGGTCGGGTCTTCCACAGACGAAACACACGATGTCTGTTCCCAGCGATAGAGGGAATTCGTAGGTGACCGCCGGCCGCCGGCAGCCCTTGAACCCGCAGACCCGCCGTGCCTCGTCGGGGATGGGGAACGCGGTACGCCAGCCGACAAGTTCCACGCGGCCTAGCGCGGTCTCCCGCTTCTGAGCAAGTGCGGTAACGCCCATAGTCCATAGTGTAGCGTTAATGTAGACAAATGGACATCCCTAGAAGTGAGGAGACATAGATGGGCGTGGTGCTGATCGAGGAGTACATCTGCAACTGCTGCGGCAAGCCAGTTAGCCCCGATGACGTGTGGATCGGGACGCTCGAAACACGTCGCCAAGGTTCCAAGGGCCGCCCAAACCTCGCCCCCAAGTTGGCTTTCCACCCTACCTGTGCCTTTGCGCTCATGGACAGCGCCGAGAAGGTCGATCGGCCACGGAAGGCAAAGGCGCAAGCCTCCAAGTAGCTCAGACGCTCTGGTCCACGTCGTAGACAAGCTCGTGCCGATCCGCCGGGCGGACCTGTCGATAGACCTCCACCGGAACGTGATCCTGATTCGCCATCTCCGTTGCGACCACGAGCAGCACCGGGACGCCCGAGGGGATCTGTAGCGCTTCGATCTCCTCCGGGGTGGGCATGCGGGCCGATATCTCGTCCCGACGCCACGTGAGGCGCAGTAGGTGCCTTTCCTCGAGAGCCCGGATCGTCCCCCGCTCCACGGGGACCGGCTCGGCGATCTCCGTCCCCTCCACGAGAGCCGCCGGGAACCACGAGTCGGCCAAGAACGACGGACGCCCGCCCTCCTCCATGACCCGCCGACGCACGATCACGGGATCCCCGACCTCCAGCCCCAGCCGCCAGGCGACATCCTCGGGGGCCGTGGTGCGCTCAATCGTCACCGACGTCATTCCCCCTGTCCGCCCCAGAGCATTGAGCTCGGCCTGGTAGACGCCCTGATTCGAGGCGTCACGCACCGCACGGGACTGGATGACGCTGGCCCGGTAGGGCATGGGCCCCCGCTCGGCGACGAAGGTCCCCCGGGCGTGGACCGTGTGAACAAGGCCCTCGGAGCGCAGTACCGCCAGAGCCATGCGGACCACGATCCGGGTGGCTTCGTACTCGGCCATCAGGTCCGCCTCGGTCCCGAGCAGGCCCCCGACCGGCACTTCGCCGGATGCGATTCTCTCTCGAAGCGTCCCTGCCAACTGCTGGTACATCGGAACGGCGGAATTGCGGTCCATGTCTGCCCCCTGACTTGTGAAACCTTCCCGAAGGTCCTAGGATGGTGCGGACTCATACTAGTCCGAACAGACGAGAACGGGAAGATAGGGGAGGGAAATGACCGATCAGGAACGGGCAGAGAGCGTGATCCGGGCCGGCGTGCGTGTTGAGGCAGACGACTTCACATGCATCGGCTGCGGTGAGACCGTCACCATCCGAGTCCCCGGCCGGCCAGCGGGCGGTCACGGGACGCTCGTGACCGTGGACGATAACGGCAAGGCCGGCAGCCCCGTGGACGTCTGGGTCCACCGCAACCGCAAGTGCGTGGCAGCCGGGGTCCTCAAGGTGCTCGCCGCTTCCGCCGGGGACGCACAGGACGCCGAGCCCGAAGCGGAAGCCGAGACGCCTCCGGTTGCTCACATCCGTCGCACCGCCGCAGGAACGGGACGTCGGGGCAGTGACGAGGGGTCTGCCCCGGCAACGCCCGCCGAGCCGCAGCCCGAGACGGAGAAGGCGCAATGACGACCCGCCCCCGCATCCTCGCCGGTTGGGCCTTTCCCACCTTCGACCGCTACGCCGTGGGTGAAGCCCTCTGGGGTGCTTTCCTTGCGACGTGGATAGGACTGCTGGTGTTCCGCTACATGCCCATTGAGGGCCTCGCCCTGATCTCGTGGTCATGGGCCGTCGTGCTGGTTGCTCTGTCTCGACCCGACAGGGAGCGACGGGTCTACGTGGGAACGATTCGGATCATGGTGGCGTCGATCCGGTCCCTTTTCGCCGGCATCCTCTTCACCGCCGTCAGCATGACCGCGAACCATCAGGCTATCGGTGCCCACGGATGGGGAGTGTTCTGGAACCAAACGTTTCAGTGGGCAGACCTCGCTCTCGCTGTCATGTTCCTGCTCTGGACGATAAGGAAGCTGGCAAGGTCCATGGGTGGCTCCATCGTGCCCCGCCGAGTTAGGGCAGCGTATTGGCGCGACTCGAAGTGGGCTGAGTAGGCACCGATGCGAAGCTTCGTGAGTTTCCGCCAGCCCTCAGCAGACCGCTGGGCGGAGATGAACGCCAAGCGCACGGCGTACTACGCCTCGCCGGAGTTCAAGGCGAAAGCCAAGAGCGCGGCGCTGATTTGGCGCTCGCTGGGCTGGGCGTTGGTAGCGGGCCCTCTCGTGATCCGGTTCTGGTTTCCACACGCCGTCTCAGGGATCGCCGCAACCGCCGTCCTGTCGTCGCTGGTTCAGTTGCTCGCAGCGTTCGGTGTCGCCTATGCCGCTCTGATCCGGGGGACTGCAATCAGCGCGCACCACAGGCTGCACCGGGTGCCCAACCATCTGTTCGGCTACTCCGGACGCTTCCTTGGCCGGCTCTACAACGAGCACTGGTACGACCTGATCCCGGGCTCGGAAGGCGTGAACAGCGCCGAGTACCACATCCGCAAGCACGTCCCCGGCCTCAAGGGCAGCAAGGCGCACGATTACTTCATCCGCACCGTCATCGCAGCGCTTCTCTGTCGGTTCTGGTGGGTGGGCGTGGCTTTCGCGGGGGCGTGTTGGTGGTTCGGGTGGAGTCCCGTCGTCGCGTGGCTGGGCATGGTCGGACACAGGATCTAAGGCCGGAAGCCTTGACGAAAGAAGGGAGTTGACATGATGCACGTAGCGAGTGCGGGACACATCCTGCTTGCTGGCTGCGATGCCGCGACGTGGATCAACGCGAAGGTCACCGAGGGCTGGGGCACCCTTGGCAACGTTCTCAAGATCGCCGCGGCGATCTATCTGCTTTACGTGCTGATCTTCCACCGCACCCTCAAGGCGTTCGTCTTGGCGCTTCTCCTGACCGGCGTTGCCTACTGGAGCGTCATCGGTGGCGGAGTCAATTGGGTCGGGGGTCTGGTGGGTGGCGAGACCAACAGCGCCCAGGTGTCGAACCTGACTGCTCCGGCGTCCGGTGGCGGGTGTTGAGCACCGAGCAGCGGTACATCCGCTGTACTCCCTTCACCGCCGTCAACCGGCTCCAGCCCCATATCGGCAAGGTGTGGGGGTGGGACCGCTGGCCTCTGCCCATGACGGTGTTCCAACTCTCGGCCTTCGTGGGGACCGCGGTGGGCCTGCTCCTCGGCTGGCATGCGTGGGGACGCTTCGGCATGCTCAACTTCCCCATCTACGCGGGAGCCGTGGCGGGGTCTAAGTACGCTACCCGCCGGATTCAGGTAGGTGGCCGGGCCATCTGGGCAGCGGCTCTCGGGCTGGCAGGTTCCTACACCGGGAAGCCTCGCATGGACGGCCGCAAGTTCAAGGCCCGCCAACTGACTCGCTACAAGGAACGGAGGATGCTGCTGGTGCCCGACCCGCAGTGGCGCCGGTACCCGCTCGCCTTTGTCACGACCCACGGGCACCGCCCCCGAGTCCGGTTCTGCTACTGGGTAAAGGCGAAGCCGTGAGGCCGCTCAGGCAGTACCTCCCCGAATACAAGGCCAAGGGCGCCGTCCCAGCCCGCGCGGCCGTTGGAAACCTCGTGTGGACGCACGGCGGAAGCGTGCTGGGGATCTGGCGGGTTGAGCCTGTCGCCTACAAGTACCTCTCTCACGCTGGCAAGCTTGCCTATCACGAGTCGGTCCGTTCGACCCTGCTGGCGCTCCCTCCTGAGTCCACGATCCTGTCCGTCTGCCCTCCCCTGGACCATGTGGGGACGGCCATGGCGGTCCTGAAGGGCCACGAGAACCGGGCATCGTGGCAGCAGGTAGCAGCCGAGTCCGTGGACCTCCTGCACGAGTGGGACCCGTTCGAGCGGTGGTTCTACGTCGTCGCCCACCTCGGCTCCACGGGCGGGTTCGTGGGGGAGATCAAAGAGCAGATGACGTCGGTTCTGCGCCGGCCCTTCGGGCGCCCCATGGAGCACGACGTACGGGCCAAGGCCCGCCAGGCGCAGAAGCTGGAGGCGGACCTCCGCCGGTCGGGTCGCACCTTCATCCCCGTGGGTGCCGGCGAAGCGCGGTGGATCTATGCCCGGGCACTGCGCCGTGGCATCCGGGACGTGCCCCTACTTGGGGCTGACCGGCGGGAGATCCAGACGCCGGGCTTTGCCAGCGTCGGCGGCGTAGTGACTCTCGAGGGCGGCGACAGGAAGGACTACGGGCGTGGGCTGCGCCGACCCTATCTGCGGGTGGCCGAGCCTTCGGGAGACGGTCCCGAGGCGGTCGGGTACCAGTGCCATATCGCTCTCGCCGACATGCCCGAGGGAACCTTCCCGGATGACTACGAGATTCTCTACGCCCTTGACGACTTCGGGTTCCCCGTGGACTGGGCCATCCAGATGCATCGCACGACCAACGCCCTGTCCCGCCAGCACCTTGCCAAGAAGTCCAAGGCGCTTGTGCAGGAGTTGGGGGGCGAGGGCCGCGCCAAGGAGATCGAGGACACGGGCCAAGTCCCGGCGGAGCTTCAGGAGGCATGGGACGCCCTACTTGCTCATCGGGAGCGCCTTATCGCCCTGAAGTCCGAGGGCAATGTCCGAGCCACCATCGCTCTCACCGTGTGGGGCCGGGACCTCCGCACCGCACAAGCTCGAGCAGACGCGGTGGTGGAAGCGCTGGCGCCGAACGAGTGGGGACTGGCTCGGCCCCCAGGCGGTCAGTCGGGCCTGCTGGAGTTGGGCATGCCCGGCGGCCGTACCGCCGTCGTGGCTTACAACTACGAACAGACCCTTTTGCCGACTGACATCGCCGCTCTCGGCCTCTTCGCAGGCTCGGACATCGGCGACGACACGGGGTTTCTCGTGGGGGCCCGCATGGACTGCAAGACGAACCGGCCTGTCCTGTGGGAGCCCGCGGGCGGGTTGCACATGGGCCAGTCGTCGTCAGCAGTCTTCATCGGAGTCCCCGGCTCGGGTAAGAGCCTGAGTGCCAAGCGGTCGATGCACGAGGGTGTTCTCGCCCGAGGCGGGCGGGGAATCTCCATTGACCGGACTCCGCAGGGAGAGTGGGTGCGCTTCGCCGACGCCATGAGGGAGGAGGGCTTCTCTACCTCCGTCGTCACAACTGACGAGGCGGCGCGCAGTTCCTTCGATCCCTTCCGAGTGTTCGCCGATGCGAAGGACCAGAAAAAGTACGCCCTCGGCCTCTACCTGCTGGTAACCCAGACTCCCTCGTCCAACCTCTCGGGAATCTGCCTCAGCGACGCGGTAGAGGAGGTATCCCAGCGTGACGCCTCGGAGCGGTCATCCCCGGCCGTGCTGGGTGTCCTCGAGCAGATGTTTGCGGAGGGCCGGCATGGGGCGGAGGAGGCGTTCTACAAGTTGCGCGCCTTCGTCCGAGGCCCGTATGGGCGCATGGCCTTCGATCCCGACTCAACCCCGGCCAACCTCACGGCTGACTTCGTGGTGTTCCACGTCCCGGATCTTGAGCTCCCCGACCGGGAGACCATGCGAGACGGGCAACTCGCATCGCAACTCCTCCCCGAGCAACTGGGGGCGCTGGGGGTCTTCTACCTCATCGCCGCCGCCGGCCGGGCAATCATCCTTGCCGACCGGGACCGGTTCTCCGTCCTGTGCGTCGATGAGGCGTGGGTGCTCACGTCGACCGTGCAGGGCGTGGACCTGCTGGAAACGACGGAGCGGGACGGGCGCAAGCGGTACGCCGCCGTGTGGCTCATCACGCAGCACCCAGACGACGTGTCGGACCCGAAGCTCTCTGCCTTCCTCATCACGCGCTTCGTGTACGCGCAGGGACAGGGAGCGGGCCCCGGAGCTTTGGCGTTCCTCAACCTCGAGCCAACCCCCGCACTGGTGGAGAAGGTGCAGGACGGGCTGTCCCGGAACGACAGGCTCGACGCCGACCCCGAGCCGGCTCGGTGCATGATGCTCGACGCCCGTCGCCGGGTGGGCGAGATCGTGTGGAACCCGCCGTCCGAACGCCTCATGCGGGCCTACGAGACCAACCAACGGCGGCTGAGTGCCTACGGTCCCGCACCTGTGGACGCCGGAACCAATGGGCACGCTGAGCCCGCCGAACTCGTGGACTACGAGGTAACCCGGTGAGGCGCCTCGCGGCAGTGCTTATCACCGCGGGAGGCTTGGCCCTCATCCCCGCTGCTGCCAGCGCGCAGACCGTTCCCACTCCCACGGTAACGACCACGCCGACGCCCGGGCCGACGGGCGTTCCGCAGATCCCGGCAAAGAAGGTGTGCAACGGGGTTCCCCAGCCGGTTCTGGGGTTCATTTACGATCCCAAGTACCTCGTGCCAGGTGCCAACGGTGGGTTCTCGCTCGAGGATGAGATGCACGCCTGCTCGCTCGAGGGCCAGCAGCAGGTTCACGACCAAGCCAAGGGCTTCATGAATGCAATGGTTCCCGACAACACCGGCTCGGCCATCCCCCTCAGTGCCTACGACATCGGCTTCGACGGCTCGATAACGCAGGGTCCGGCGCTCGTTATCGGGATCGCGACGGCTATCCTCTTCGCTGTAGCGGTGTGGATCGTGGCCGGCGGACTGACGCTGGTGACGTGGGCGGTGTCCTTCCCCTTCGTTTCAATCGGTTCCGCCGTGGCCGACGATGTCTCGAAGGCGATGCTGACGAAGGTGATCGGGCCTATCGGGCTCGGACATCTGGCACTCGGGATCTGCGGTGTGGCGGTCGCCTTTCATCTGTTGCGTGAGCGAGCGAACCGGGCGGTCATCGAAGTGGCGACGTGCATGGTGGCACTCGTGTTCGCCTCTTTCCTGCTGACGAATCCCGGCGCCCTTCTCCGCTCGGGCTTCCGGGTTGAGCAGCAACTAATGGCAACGCTGCTCACCATGGGCCAACCCCCGGCTCAGACCAGCGTCACGGTCCAGAGCGGTACTGCCTCGACCGATGCCGCTTTGGCTCCTCTCAAGAAATCCGTGCTGTCTGCCGACGTGCAGAACCCCTACGACCTCATCGACTGGGGAGCGGTACTCACGGGGCGCTGTGCCGCCATCCGAGACGAGGCGCTTGCACTTGGGCCGTGGGGTGACGCCTCGGCTCCCCGGGACACCATGGCGAAGCTGCCCGAGTGCCAAGCCGCCGCAACGTGGAACGGGAACTCTTCGTTGTCCAAGCTGGCCGGTGGCGGGTTCTCTATCTTCAACTCCCTCTCCACCTTCGCCCTGCTGGCTGTGATGGCTCTCGCCCTGCTGGTGAGCGAGTTGGGGGCCTGCTTCCTCATGGCCCTCTCACCTCTGGCCATCGTCGCCGCCTGTGTCCCCAAGGTCCGCTCTGGCTTCGCCCGCTGGGCTGAGGGCATACTGAGGGTGATCCTGGTCACGATCGTGGCTGCGTTCTTCCTCTCCCTGTGGTCACTGTTCATGGTGGCGCTGCTGGACAAACTTCCCCCGGGCACTCCTCTGCTGCTGCGGTTCTTCGTCCAAGCCTGTGTCACCACCATGACCATCATCGCCTTTGTCTCGGCCCTCCGTAGGCTCCCCCGGGTGGCTCACAACGTGGTCAAGAGCATGTCGAAGGACGAGGGCTACCTCTCCCCGGCCAAGTCACACGGTGGCACGCTCGGCCTCGGCCTCGGCTCGCTGGGCATGGCCGAGGCGCTGGGCTACCGGGACAAGTTGTCCAGCCTCACGCCCAACCGGAACCGGCGCAAGTTGGTAGGGGCGATCAAGGGCCTCAAGGACGGACCAAAGGAACTCGACGCTGGAGAGGAATTTGATCCCGCAGGTGTGGGGTTCCCGCCCTGGACTCCGGGCACCGACATGGAGTTGAGCGGCGGGCCCTACGGAGACAACAAGTGGCGTTCGGATAGGGTTACTGCCGAACGGGTGCCACCGCGTACGGATAACTGGACGACTCCCGAAGTCCTTCGAGAGGCTACCTTGCGTCTCAGCAACCCCCTCGCACGGCCCGTGATCCGGCTGCCCGAGAGCAACCCCCGAAAGGTCGTGGTGCCCCTCAGTGTGGCTAATGCCGCGCCTTCCCGTAGAGCGCTCCCGCCCGCCGGTTCCACCTCGGACGCACCTGTCCGGGCATGGGAAACCCGTCGGCGCGACTACGAGATCCCGGAGGAGTAATGCCCTCCGCCCTGAGACGCCGATGGGTCAAGATCCTGCTTGCCTCCGGGCTAGGTTCAACGCTCGTTGTGGTAGCCGTGGTCGGGTTCGGATTCATGGCCGTGATGACCCTGCTGGGAGCCTCGCGTGTGGGTGGAACGCTGGCGCAAACCACGTCGTCCTTCGGTGCCCCCGCCGTGGTCCCCAAGGGCTCGGGAGCGACGGCGGGACAGGAAGAGTTCGCTGGCGCGCTGGGGCTGTGCTGGCCCGCGGATCCGTACGTGCGGCTGGCGTGGACTGTGGCCGAAGGTGGGGGAGTGAACCCCGGCCAGCCCCCGAATAACTTTCTGTTCCTGACCGCCGTGACTGGCGGTTTCCAGTCCTTTGACTCCCCTGAGTCCGCAGCGCAGGCCGTGTGTCAGACCTTGCAGGCCCCCCAGTACGCGGGAGTCCTGTCCTCGGTCGGCCTCGCCCCCGTCCTGCAACTGATCGCCGTGGCGCAGTCTCCGTGGGATGGAGGCTACGTGGCGTGGGGTGATCCGGCCGGGCACTATGGAGGAGACGGACGCAATCTGGTAGGGGCCTACTACCGCCTGCTTGGGAACACGAACTGCCTCTACCCGACACAACCATGCTGAGAGGGGAGCCGAGATGAAGCCAGTGGTGTACGTGCCGAGGTCGGTTGTGAGCAAGGGAGTCAAGTTCGCTCTCTGGCTGGGCGCTTGGGGTCTCTGCTCCGCCAACCACATCCCGTCAGGCTGGTTCTTGGGCGGAACCGCCGTCGTGGTTTTCCTCGTGCGCTGGTCCCGCCGCCGGCCACCGGTTCTCCCGACGGAATGGGCCCGCAGAGACATGAGCCCGGAGGAGGTCCGAGCGCTACTCCAAACGGTGGCCGCTACGGAGCCGGACGAGCCCGAGCCTCCTCAGCAGATCCAAGCCCGACGGGTTGACTAGGTGACCCAGCGCTACCGCACCATCGTCGCCGACCCGCCGTGGCCTATCAAAGACACGGGGGCTTGTTCTAGCCCCCGTGTCGGAGAGCGTAAGGGCCGGTGGGATTCAGGCAAAGGGACCGTAGGTAAGAGCAGCCGCGTGCCCTATTCAGTGATGAGCCTGACCGAGATTGCTGAGTTGCCCGTGGCTGACCTCGCCGAGCCGGACGCTCATCTCTACCTGTGGACCTTTGGACCGTTTATTCCGAAGGCGTATGAGTTGGTGAAGGGGTGGGGGTTTAAACCGTCTGCTCTGCTGACTTGGTGCAAACCCCCGATGGGACTCGGGTTCGGAGGCGCCTATGTCCCCACAACGGAGCATGTTCTATTCGCACGCCGGGGACGACTGGCTGCCCTGCGCCGCTGGCACTCCACGTGGTTCGAGTGGCCGCGGCCGTACCTAACTCAAGGCCCCGCGCACTCAGCCAAACCCGAAGCCTTCCTAGACCTAGTCGAAACGGTCTCCCCCGGACCGTACCTGGAACTTTTCGCGAGGAGGAACCGCCTCGGCTGGTCAACTTGGGGCAACGAGTGTCTTGAGCACGTGGAGATGCCGACAACTGGATGTGGCGACAAGTAGATTTCGGCAGGGCTCTAGAGAGAACGGTGACATAGAACGATGGAACAGTCAGAGCAGGTAGATAGGGAAATCCCTGATGCGGCCGTTGCGGACTGCTCCCCCCCTGTCCCCTCCTCCGTCGGGTCCTTCGGTTCGCAAGCACCCCCCTACACGGGGGGTGAGAGTACACCGCTCCAGACCGCTGAGCCCAAGAGGAAGACCGTCGAGCTCGCCCCCTCAAGATCCTTCAACCCGAACCCCGAAGAGGTACTCCGTTGGTCAATCGCTCTCGCAAGATCCACAAGAAGGTTTCACCCGAAGGACTTCATCCGGATCCACCTCCGTGCAGACAATGGATACCTCTCCTACCTGCTCTCCGCTCCCTCAGAAGTTCTCCCGCGGCTCCTCACCTTCCTACCCGCGGGGCTGACCGTCCGCGAGGCCGCTGTTCCTCCATCGCCAGCCGCTCTTGCAGTCTCGCGAGCAGTGGTTTCGCTACCGCGAAACCCTCGAGTGGTGCCCGCGGATCCCGACGTTCTGGGGGACTTCGCGCGTGCGCTCGCGGAGGCACGCGAAGGTGAACTAGCGGAGGTCATCCTCGACCTCGTCGCGGCAGACAAGCGCCCTCGCGAGCGCCAGTTTTCATCGCGCGAGTGGGATCCCGCGAAGCTCCTCACCGCGGCGCGAACCGCTGCCGCGCGGGACTTCCTCGCGAGGCCCCAGCCGACACGTTCGAACCCACGCGAGGAAGCCGAGAATCACCCTCCTACGGAGGAGATTCTCTTCCGCGTCGCGGTCCACGCACACGCCTTTTCCCCCGACGCCCAGCGCGCTCGCGACCTTGCTCTTGGGCTCGCGCAGCCCTTCCACGCGTGGGGACCCGGAGGCTCAGTCAAGGTGTCTACACGCTCTCCCGCCGCGGGGTGGCTCCACGAGGGACACCGCCCTCGTGGAGCACGGTCTCAGGTGGTTGCTCAGACGGCGCTGGCCTGTCTGCTGCTGCCCCCAACGGAGTCCTGCACGGCCATGAACGTAAGACGCTCTGGGGCCGCTGCGCCGCCTCCGCGGGGGCTACTGCCGCTGGGTCCCGGTACGCGCCCCTTGGGTCACGTCGCGGGCTACTCCGGGCCCGTCGGGATCCGCTGGGATGAGTTCTTCTTCGGCGGACTCTCCGGGCAGACGCGGTGGGGCAAGAGCTACTTTGAGATCGGGACCTTCCTCTCTTGGGTGCTCGAGGCTCCCTACGGGCTCGGACTGGGCGGGTGCTACGTTGACCCCACACGCGAGGCGCTGGGAACGCTCGAGCCGTTCATGACCTCCATCGCCCCCCGTTGCCTTGTCGTGGACCTGGGGCGGAATTGGGATGACCTGTACCTGCCCTGCTGGAACCTGCTGGATGCTCGCGGCACAAAGGACCAGGAGGCCAACGAGCGGGTCGGCGCCATGACGTCGGGGTTCCTCGCTGCAACGAAATGGAAGCCGGACTTCGCTTCCCGGGCAACGGCCATCATCACCAACACGGCCAACAGTCTGATCGCCTTCGACCGTGCGCTGCCGGCCGACGCCCCCACGCCCACAATCTTTCAGATCCACACACTCATCGAAAACGAGGAGTGGCGCAAGAAGATCCTCCCCTGTCTCCCCCAGCACCTTCGTCAGTGGTGGGAGGATTCCTTCCCCCGACTTCCGAAGGACGCCGTGCTGACCGTGACCAACCTGATCTCACGGCTCCGCAACGATGTCCCCACCGCAGCCTTCCTCGGGGGACGCAACACGCTGAACCTGCGCGAGGCCATGGACCGCCGCCAGGTGGTGCTGTTCTCCAACGCCCGGAAGGGGGACGGACGTGACGCCCTGCCGACATCGCTGTTCGTGCGTGGTCTGCTCATGGCCGGCCACTCCCGCCAGGACACGCCCGAGGTCCGGCGCAGGGAGGAGTGCCCCCGCTTCCACATCGTCTACGACGAGGCCCCCACCTACAACGGCCCCGACCTCGCCTCCGGCATGCAGGAGCTTGGGAAGTACGGGATCGTGTCGGACGTGCTCTCGCAGGGACCTTCCAAGCTCAAGGTCGGCGGGACGTGGGACGCTCTTGCCACCAACAGCTCCACGCTCACCACGACCTCCGTGGGCCACGACGACGCGGTCATGATCGCCAAGGAGTGGCAGGGCGCCTCAGCGTCCGACATCATGGACACGGAGCGTTACACCTTCCTAACCTCCGTCGTCCACGAGGGACGGCACAGCCCCGCCTTTCACTTCCGAGCCATCGACCCCCACGACCTCTACCCGTACGAGGCCGGCGTGCTCGAACGCTCAATCGCCAAGGATCGTCGGTATCGGCTCGCAAGCGAGACCGTCGCCGATCTGGAGACGCTGGACGAACGGCTGGTGAAAGCGTGGATGCGGGGGCAGAACTCGGGCCCCCGGCCGATAGCGGTGGACGTGGAGTCATGACGCCCTATTACTCCGACGAGTGGACCACTCTGTATCACGGAGACTGCCTAGATGTCATCGCCGATGTGCCCATGCTCTTGGACGCCGTAATTACGGACCCCCCTTTCTCGTCAGGGACGCGCCATGAGGCCGGGAAGCCAAGCAGCGGGGCCATGCTCCGAGCGGGGCGGTTCAGTGAACGCCCGCTGGATCTCGATCAGATGACTACCACCGGGTTTGTATGGCTTCTTAGGGCTGTGGCGCGAGGGGTGTACTCGGTACTGGTGGAGGGTGGGTCGTTCCTCTCTTTTATTGACTGGCGTCAGTGGCCCAATCTTGTGGGAGCACTAGAGACGGCTAACCTCCGCGTGCAGGGAATGGTGGTTTGGGACAAAGGTCACTTCGGACTAGGGAACGGGTTCCGATCCCAACACGAGTTGATCTGCCACGCCTCGAAGGGTGTGCCAGCTATCTACAACAAGGGTATTGGCAACGTCATTCGCCATTCCCGAGAAGAGCCCGAGTTCCACCCGAGCCCCAAGCCGGTAGGGCTCATGGAACGCCTCATCACCACCGTGAGCCCGCGGGGAGGAACGATTCTGGATCCATTCGTCGGGGGCGGCACGACTCTCGTCGCCTGCAAGATGGCGGGCCGACTTGGGATCGGAGTGGAGAGCGATGAGGGGTACTGCGAGGTAGCCGCGTCCCGTCTTGCACAGGAAGTGCTGGCACTCTGAATGCAGCCCCTGCCCCTCCCTCTCGCCGAGCACGCGCTTCTGGAGGTCATCGGCTGGCACCGCTACCTCACCCGCCGCCAGTGCTGGCTCTACGAACGACCTCAGGACGCCAACAGCCGCCCCACCTACGCCCTGCTCGGGCGCCTCGCCAAGCGGGGGCTGGTGGGCTCAGGCCAGGTCGATGGCCGGGGCGTGGCGGTCTACTTCCTCACCCCCGCCGGCATCAAGGCACTCCCGCCAGCCCTCCGCAGGGACTACCAGCCCTCAGCCGAGCAAGCCGGCTTCCGCTACAGGCACACGTGGCAGGTCAACGAGGCGGGCCTCGCCTTCGTCCAGGCCGCCCGGGAGCGGGGTGACGAGTGCGGCCCACTTGCCCTCGAGCACGAACGCCGTCTCCGGGACACGGGAGACAGCGCCTCTCTCCTCATCGCCGACGGCATCCTCCAGTACGCCCTACAGGACTCGAAGACCTACGACCCGCGCTGGGCCATCCTCGAGGTGGACCGCCGCACGGCCCCCGGCCGCATCTGTGACCGCCTCCGGGCCTACGCCACCATCAAGCGCAAGAAGGTCTTGTGGTCCAAGGTGCTCCCCGACGGCTGGCCCCCGGTCCTGTTCGTCATCTCCGCCGACCCGAGCTCAGGCCCCCGAGTGGGAGAGAAGCACTGGGCAGGCGACCCCAGGGCATCCTCGGCTCGTACCCGCCGGCTGACGGCCTACGTCGCAGACCGGATGCGCGACGAATCCCTGCTGCGGGGGCTGGAGGTGTTCTTCGCCCCCCTGCCAGCACTGTTGGCCGACGGCCCCTTCGCCCCCATCTGGCACCGCCCGGGCCACGCCGAGCCGCTGGACTGGCTGGGGCGCCCGGTCATGTCCGCCGTGAGCGAAGGCGGGGCAGCGTGACTCGCCGAACTACTCGCCGGTAGTTCCGCCTACCCTCTTGCGCTGGTACTGAATAGGGTGCATACTTGTACTCAATCAGTACAAGCCGAGAGGAGACGAGATGGCAGACCAGAACACCGTAAGCGTGGGTACCGTCGTGGAACTGGCTTGGCGGGTGGGCCTCACCGCCGACATGATCATCGGCGTCGGCTCGGACAGCATCGCCGTGCGGGTGCGGATCAACGATCTGCGGACGGTCTGGAACCGGGTGGACGCCCTCGTGGCCCCCATCGCCGGCAGTGGCACGACGTGGGTCTGCACGGACCGCCTGACCCTGATCCCGGAGGAGGTCTCGGCATGAAGCACTTCGTGGTCGTGGAGCGCACCGACAAGCACGGCAGCAGCGATGGCAAGCCGGTCCTGCAAGCCGTCACCGGCAAGGGCGCCGGGCTGGATCTGGCATGGTTCGCAGCCGACTCGCCCGGCGGGGTCCACATCTGGCGGTTCACGGACGAGGCCGCGGCGAATGCCTTCTACCGGGATCGCCTTCGGGAGAACCGGCTCGCTCGGGTCACGGGAGTGGAACAGTGAAGCTCGAGCCGGGTCAGAAGGTCAAGGTCTACACCGGCTGGCGCCGGAACCGGATTGGCTCGTGTGAGGGCACAGTCACCAAGGTCGGCCGCACGCTGGCAACGATCACGTGGGGATCGGCATGGCACGAGACGGGTCAGTTCTACATGGATGGCGGCAGCGAGAAGGGCGAGTTCAGCGACCGCTACTTCAAGACGCTGGAAGAGGCTGAGCGCGACGAGCGGCGGAGCGTAGCCGTCAATCTACTCGGAGAGCATGGCATCGACCTCACCTATCGCTTCAAGGGTTCGCTTGAGATGCTGGAAGCGCTGGCCGAAGTCGTCCGCACCGCCACCGTTGCCGAAACGGTGCAGGCATGAGCAACACCCACGACCTGCGGGGCCTCTCCATGCCCCACTCCGACGTCAAGCTTCCCGACGGTCGCTCGGTCAGGGTTGGCCGGGGGGGAGCGGAGTACCTCGGGCGCATGGCCCGGGAGCGCTGCGTTCCCCGGGGCGAGGTCACGGGTTGGGGCTATGGGGGCCAGCGGGGACGCTGCGGCATCGGCACCCAGTACGAGTACCTCAACCGCCTCGTGACGGCGGGTCTCCTGCGCTACCGGTTCGAGCTCACCCCCGCAGAGCGCCAGCGGACCTCCTCGCAGGCCATGGTGGAGATCACGCCCGAAGGTCTGTACGTAGCCCAGCAGCTCGGATTGACGGAAGGGAGTCAGTCGTGAACGCAGGCACGTACTACGAGGTAGGAGATCAGTACGACATCCCGGCAGACGACCCGGAGGACCCGACCGGGGACCCCACCGTCCACCACGGCCACCGAGTTACGGTCGTAGCAGTCGAACTCATCGCCGACTACGGGTCTGAGGGCGATGCTGTCACGGTTCAGTGCTCGTGCGGCGAGAGCTGGACCTTCGCCGAGGAGGGTTAGCGATGACGATGCGAGTTCAGAATGGGATCAGCACCCTCATCCGCCAGCAGGTCGGTCCCCACGCCCGACGCTCCGACATCGCCGCAGCCATGGCAACCGCCGGCATGGTGCGCCACGCGAGGCGGGCCGTAGACGAAGAGGAATTCGTGGATCAGGTCGCGGAGGCATGGGCAGAGCGGGTCCGAGGCGAAGGGAGCGCCGCATGAAGACTGAGAAGGAAGCAACGGAATCGAACTGGCGGAGCCCGGCAATGACGCACTGCTGGCTCTGCCACGGCTGGGGCATGGTGGACCGTCGAACGCGGGACGAGACCTCGTGGTCGTACCCCACCGGGGGGCCAAATGGTCAGCGGTTCCCGGTCTATGAACTGCACCCTGCGTTCGCCTCGTGCGTCGGCGAACTCATTGAGTGCCCGGTTTGCAGGGGAGGCGCAACGTGAAGACCACCCGAGTGCGAGGCCATGTACTGCTTGCTGGCGGTGACGCTTGCGAGCCTCGGATACCGCCAGTGTCCTATCGCCCAACGTGGGTGAGGTCAGAGCAGCGTATCGGCAAGGCCCTCTGCGAGTGCGGAGAGTGGAGTCCCGAACTCCCCAGCACCGCAGCCCGCCAGCGCTGGCACCGAGAGGTCCACAAGCCGGCCGTGGCTGCCTATATCAGGGACACGGCAGAGCGTACCGACGCAATTACTCTCACCGAGAGCCCCTCGCCGGTTCGGGACAGTACCGGGAAGCGATTGAGATCGCCCGGGATGGCGGCGATGAGGTGCGGGAACTCGTCATTGAGATCCCCGACAGCGCCGTGTCGAACCTGTTCAAGGTGCCCACGGTCGCTGGCAAGGCGGTGAGTGCATGAGCGGCATCAACAAGGCGAGCAGATGGATCTACCGAGCTGGCCGGTTCTCGAGGGACATCCGGGCCGTGGAGCGCAGCGTCCAGACCGGCAGCCCCAAGCCTCTGCTCAAGCGTGTCGTGCGCAAGGCTGCGGGCCGGACCTACGGGCGCCTCATGCGGAGGGTGGGGTTGTAGTGGCCGACATCACGACGACAAGGAAGCCTATGCCAGAGATCCAGCCTCCATCGGGGGAGTGGTTCATCGCGGTGAACAGCCTCTGGCGCTTGCTCCCCGAGTCTGAGCCGCATAAGTGCACCGTGCCGAGGTGGGGCCACGGGCGGTTCTCTCGGGATCCCCAGCAATGCTCGGGTCAGGCCATCGTGGGACTCGGGGGATCATTCTATTGCTCCGAGCATCTTGAGAGCACGGGTCTCTGGATTGAGGACGGCAAGGTCGTCATGTGGGACTGGCCGGGCAGCGGAACCAGATTCACGCCCCTCGCCTCGGCGAGAGATCGGTGACCTTGCGGGCGAGCCCTGGTGGAAGACCGAGGAGACCCGAGAGAAGGTCAGGGCGCAGCTACAGCGCTGCCTTGACTGCCTGAAGTTAGTCCGCCGTCGGCTCCTGTGGCTTCCTGTGCAGCGCAATCATGGTCTTTACAGCCATGACCCACATGAGCACGGCAGCCGTGCCAGTGACCTCAAGCAGGATGACCCAGAACGCCCACTGCATGCCGCTCATGGCCTCTCCTCCGTAGTCTCGTTCTGCCAATACGGCCATGCGTCTTGATCCACGGGGGCATCCGGGGCAGGCCATGCTTGGATCTGCTTACCAGTCACCTTCCACGACCACAGGCAGTCTGGACAGATCCCTCTGTCTCCTACCTGCGCTAAGGGTTGAGAGCAGTCTGGACAGGCACCTTCGGAGACGTGACCGAGCATCGCGCTGAAACTCTGGCTCGGCCCCAGCAGGGACCACAACACGACTGACTCCAGGTCGGTGATGACGAAGAGACGATCTCCCGAGCATCCGTGCACTAGGACGCTCTCTGGTGGTGCTCCGCTCATGACCCCTCCTCAGTGTGTTCGGCGTCTATTCGTCGCCAGCGGGTCGGTGTATCCCACCACGTCTCCTCCCACGTCTCGAGGTGGCAGGTGTTCCCGAGGTCTCGCCAGTGCTCTAGCCAGTGCTGCGCATCCGTGATACCCCAGCGTCCCTCACGTCGGCTGTCGGCACTGTAGACGATGCCGGCGTTCGCATCGCTGACAACCCGCCAGTGCGTGACCTTCCGAGGCTCCAACTGCACCCACTTGCCGCCTACCTTCGCCCACCCGTCGGGGACGGCGTCGAGCGGGAGCCGAAACACGGCGGGGTACTGCTTGGCGTAGTCGAAGGCGGTCTCGCCCTGTGTCTCATCCGCTGCTGCCTTCGCTGACTCGCTCATGGGGCCACGTCCAATCCCAGCAAGCACCCGTAATCGTGCTGAAGGTGGGGAACGCCGGCCACCACCATGCAGCCGCACTCTGGACAGTGATACTGGCCGAGTGGGGCACCCGACAGGCGAACTGGATCCTCAGGACACGGCTGAAGTCCGTTGTGGTCCAGATGGGAACACACAGAGGCTTCGGCGCAGTGAATCGAGCACTGGGGTTCGCTCATGCTGCCACCGGGCCGTGAGCAAGGATCTGGTGCAACTCCTCAGCGGTGAGCAACTCCAAGTCGTTCGAGGACAGTGACCGCTTGAGGACCACGGACGCGGCCTTGACGACCTTGAACCGACCTCCGAAGTTTTTGATGGCATCGGCAAGGAGTTCTGCGGCTTCGCCTGCCGTGGGAGCCGTAGGAGCAGCGCTCGCAGGCGTCTCCTCGGGCCAGCCGTTGGCGTAGGGGTCGGGCGGAGCGGTGGCCGCGGGCGCTGGGGTCGGAGCCGGTGGCTTGGCGGCAACGGGCGCCGGAGTGGCCGGGCGCTGTGCTGGAGCCGCCGCCTGTGGGGCTGCGCTTGCGGGTGCGGCGCTGTTCTTCCGCAGCCAAGCGAGGCACCGGGAGGCTTCCCGCTCCATGTCGCTGAGATCCACCTTGCCGGCGACCACGAGGTCTTTCACGTACGCCCAGGCGAACGAGGGATGCTTGGCGGCTTCCTGAGCGTTGTAGTCCGGGGGTGTCCACGGACGACCGCCCCCACGGTTCCCGCCCCGCTGCTCGGCCTCCACGACGCCGGGAAGCCCGCTGATGGTGCGGCTGGTAACCTTCCCCTCGCCGTCCTTCTTCTCGTAGACCTCGTACTCAAGCACCTCGCCCTTGCGCTCCCGGATGGCGTCGGCCAGTGCCTTGCTCCACACGAGCCAGCGCTGATCGTCACCGTCCGCTGCGGTCCAGTAGACCTTGCTGGCGTCGGCCCGCGTCGGCGTCGGCTCGGCGGTGATGGTGACGAGTGCGAAGGTCTTGCGTTCCCCCATTTGCTGCCTCCTCTTCTGTGGCGCTCCGGGTTCTTCCGGGCGCTATCCCTGTGGTGCTTCGGCTGGTGCTGTGGTCTCGGTGATGCTGACTGCGATATCGCTGATCCATGTGACTGGTAGGGACCGCTCAATGGTGACCTTGGCGCCGTACTCCTCCAACAGTTTCGCTCGCTCCTCGGCGGACTTGCGGGAGAGGTACGTCTTCACCCGCGGCCATGAGAAGCTGAAATCGGTATCAGGATCGCCGTTCCAGTTCTTAGCGCCCGGGTGCTCCCATCCCTCTGGCTGCCAGTCCCAATTCCATTCGCCCTCAGCCGTGTGGTGACTGGTCGGATGGTAGGTGACGTGGAGCCGGTAGGCGTACAGTCTGCGCTTGCTCATGAGGCAACCTCCGCGGTGGTCTCCCCAGCGTCCCACGACCCGGGCCCTGACCGTCCAAGCTTCGTGACTGCGGCTGTGGCGTACGAGAGGTCCGGACCGATGGCGAAGGCGTTGATCTCCACCTTGGAGCGCTTGTCGCCCTCGGCGGTCTCCCACGAGCGGGATTCCAGCCGGCCGTTCACGATGATCCGGTGGCCTTTGTCCAGCGACTCTGCAACGTTTTCGGCGAGCTGCCGCCAGCACACCACATCAAGGAAATCCGTTGCTTCCACCTTCTCGCCGGCAGCGTTCGTCCACGAGCGGTTGACCGCTATCCCCAGCTTGGCGACTGCGACCCCGCCCGGGGTATAGCGAAGCTCCACGGAGCGGACGAGATTGCCCACGATTGTGATGTCGTTCATGCTGTCACCTTCCTCCCTGCGAGGGGAGCGGCGATGGTGGCTACTTCGCCCGCTGCGCAGAACAGCGACGGTGCCATGGGGGATTCCCCCAGCACCCACTTCAGGGCGATCTTGGTGGCGAGCAGGCCCTCAAGCTGCTCAGAGGGGACGGTAGCCCGCCAGAGAGCGGACTCGACCCGTCTGAGCTCGTCTTGGATCTCAGCTTTCGTCTGGGGACTCATGCTGCACCGCCCACAACCCGGGCCACCGCGGCGAGAGCGTTAGCGCCGTCCTCGGCCTCCACGAGAGCCACCCTGTCAGCCGACATGGGAGGCACCTTGCGGAGCAACTTGCTCGGGCTCGCGAGCTGAGCGATGAAGTGGTCGGCCATGCTCACCAGCATGTTCAGGCCCCCGCCCCACGGGATCCATCCCTGACCGTCCATCCTGTTCACTTGCAGCCTGCACATCTCTTCCATCCTGACCACCTTTCCCCTTTCTCGGTGTGGCCGGTGCTTGGGTTCAGACCTCTGCTTGGGCGCTCTCGGCTGCGTCGGCCAAGTCCAGGTAGTCCCGGATCTCCTTGCGGAGTCGGGCGTCCAGCATCCGACGGAAGATCAGGGTGGACCGACCGATGAACGACGGGCCGTAGAGGCGGTGCCCGTGCCCGTTACCCTTCGCGTCTGCCACGCCGATGCTCATCTGCCAGCAGCCCTGGTAGTCCTTGAAGACCTCGAGCGCCACTGTCGTCCCTGTGGTCGTGGTCTCTTCGGGGGTCTCGGTCTCCCCCTCTTCCAACCACGCCTGGAACTCCTCTTCGATGGCGATGGCACGGGCACCGTGGCGGGTGACCTCGGCCAGCGTGCCGTTCGCTGCTGCGGACTCCCCCTCCTCAAAGCCCGCCTTGAAGGCTCTGCGGAGATGGGTAAAGGCTTCATGCCCGGTCTCGGGTGCCTCGTAGGGGTTCGGCATGGCACTGTCGGCGCCGTGCTCGAAGCCTGCGACGAACGCTGCCCGTAAGGACTCCTCTGTGACCTCTGCTGCTTCTGTCATCGCTCTCCCTTTCTCGGCTTGCTGTCCACGAATGGAATCCCGGCCTCCGCTGCCTTTCTGAGCGCCATCTGGAGGAAGTCACTCTCGGACTGGTGGGCTGGGAACAGCGCCCGCACTGCGTCGGATCGTTCCTGCCGGCGCACCTTCTCCGACCACTCCTCCATCTCAGGCGTCCACATGCGGTGCATGTCCAAGCACGCTGCTTCCCACTCCCGTAGTGCATCGGCGATGGGCCGGATGTCGGTCACGAGGACGCTTCCTTGGCCTGCTTGAGCAGTGCCAGCACCTGATCCATCGTCTCATCGGGGTAATCGCTCCAGCGGGTATCGCATAGTTCGTTGATACGGTTCCGTCGCTCTCGGTCTGTCTGAGCAGCGGCGAGCCGTTCCCGGGCATCGGCTGGCGTGATGAGGTAGCGGCGGTGGTAGGTGCGACCTCCGATCTCGTGTCCGTGCGTGTTCCAGCGGGAGTCGTCGCTGAGGACAACTTGGGTGGCCGTGCGCTTGGAGACCGTAAGAACTGAACCGGAAGAGGGACCCCAATTCTGCGGCTCGATCACTCCGACCTCGTCGCCGACGGTCAGGGTCTCAACGTTTAGGTACTCCACCTCACACCACCTTTCCGGTTTGGCCTACGGGCTCCCCAACGGGCCGTACGAGCCACGAGTAGTCGGTCTCACTGTCGGGGAACCGTCCCCAGATCGTCAGCTGGTCCGAGCTCAGCCGCAGGCTGGCTGCGGAGTACCGGGGGCACTGGTGGAGGGTCTCAAGGGCTTGCAGCGCACCCAGCGGGCAGGTACGGAGGTGGTTGCCGTCAGCGTCGTAGAGGTTGACGCTCTGGGCTGCGGTCATCGCTAGTAGGCGATCTTCTCAAGCCAGAGGATGACCGCCCTAGCCTCCATGGGTGTGATCTCGTGACGATGGGAAACCGTGGCTCCCATGATGTCGCCCTCGTGGAAGATCACGTACCCCGTGCCTCCGCCGGAACCGTTGGGCTGGAACACGGTCAACTGCATGCCGTTGGGACCTTCCCAAATCTGGAACTCAAGCACTCCGAACCTCCCTCGTGTAGGTGTAGTGCCATTGTACGGGTCTACCGTTACACGAGTCAATAGGCTTGACCCATGTTTCCCCGTGGTTGACCCTAGCTACGTCGCGGCGTAGACTCCTGCCATGGTCGTGCAAGCGGAGACCCTAGGTCAGCGCATCCGGCGTCTGCGTGGCGAGACCGGCATGACGCTCCGGGCCATGGCTGAGAAGGTGGACAAGCAGCCATCGACGCTTTTGGAGATTGAGAAGGACCGCTCGGACCCGAAACTCTCGACGCTTCGGGCCATCGCTGGCAAGCTCGGGCAGACTCCGGCTGAGTTGCTTGAGGGAGTGAGGGAGCCGTGACGGCTTCTGCCCGGCAGTGGGAAGTCTTCAAGGGCAAGTACAGCCGCTTGAGGGAACCCGCCATAAGCGTTCACCCGAACGGCACATTGGTTCTCAACCGCTCGGCCGCGGAAGCTTTGGGCCATCCTGCTCGGGTATCCCTTGTTTTTGACGCCGAGGAAGGGCTGATAGGGGTCACGATTCTGCGAGGGGATGACCCCGGTTACGCGCTCCGCGCCAACGGTCAGATCGCAGCCAGAGCCCTGCTCCGACGGATGGCGTGGGAGCCAACAGAGGTACGGCGCTATGAAGCCCGCTGGTATGACGACGTGCTCGCGATCTCTCTGCAAGAGCCTGGAACGGTTGTCACCAGAATGCCAAAATCGGAGTCAGCGTGAGCGATCCCCGCTGGCGCTCCCGCCCCTTCGGTGCCGACACCTCCGCTCGTGGAGTGATAGCGGAGTGCCTGACGCTTCGCGACAGCTACTTCGAGCAGACGGACCCGCCACAGATTCCGCCGGGGATCTGGTCTGAGGCGGGAGCCATCGTCAACGCTCTGCGGGCTGCGGGGTTCGTGCTGCGCAGGACTAAGGAAGCGAGGCAACCGTGACTAGACGCCCATGGGAGATTTGGTACGGGCCGGCCGCGGATGGGACTCGGATACGACGGACGAAGTTCTACGAGATTGACTGCGAGACCGGCGGGTGCGTGATCGACTCCACACCTAATGTCCGAGAGGCCGACAGGATTGCTCGGGTTCACCTAAAGACTCACCAGTCCAAGAGCACAGCGTGAAGCGGACCCAGATCCAGCGCCACACTCCCATGCCCCGCGGAGGCCCCCTGCGCCGCATCGTCGGCCTGACTTCCACCACGCCCCTCAAGCGCTACACGCCGGTCAACCCCGTCTCCCAGACCCGCAGGGACGAACGCCCGCAGCGTGACGCCTGCCGAGCCGTCGTGCTGGCCCGGGACCCGATCTGCACCTTCCCCGGCTGCCGACGGTCGTCCACCGAGGTCCACGAGCTTCACCGAGGCGCAGGCCGGCACGCAGATTACTTGGACCCTGAGATGTGTCGGGGCGTCTGCGGGCTCCGTGTCGGTGGCCCGCACCATTCGTGGCTGACTTTGAACCCTGAGAAGGCGTACCGGCTCGGGATGGCGCTACGGACCGGCGAGACGCTGGCGGATCTGGCCGTGGGCACCGCGGCTCTGGCCCGGGAGTTGGGAGCTCCGGAGTGAGGATCTACTTCGATCCTCGAGACTGGTGGATCGGCTATTACCGTGGCCCGCATCATCACTACGTCTGCCCGCTGCCGACTCTGGTGATCCGTTGGAGACGGCCCGTTCGGCTGGATGCGGACGGATTCTGTAGACATGGGCTAGCAGCGGGAGTCGGTTGCCATGTGTGCGATGCCTGACCGAACTCCCATGATCTTCGTTGAGCTCCAACTCCGCCCCTCGCCCCCAGAGGGCGCTGTCCCCTACTTCTGGGGGGTCTCCACGCTTACCTTCTACACCTCCTATGGCGGAGAGAAGATCTGGGAGGCTGACCTCTCGCCTCTCCCGTATCCCAAACACGTGGAGAAGCGAGACGGCTTCGGCTGGGTGCTCGTTCTCGAGTACACCCACGAGGATGCCAAGCGGGTGCTGGCCGGGATGGGGCTGCCGGAGTGCGTGGTGGGGGAGACGGCGTGATCCAGCCCTACTACGAGGATGACTTCACCAGCGTCTATCATGCCGACGCCAGAGAGATCCTCGCTGTCCTCCGGGAGGCGATGCCGTGGGAGGTTGCGATTGTGGATCCTCCCTACGGTGAGACCTCGCTCGAGTGGGACCGCTGGATAGACGGATGGCCCGCTCTCATGCCCGGGAACTCCATGTGGTGCTTCGGGTCCATGCGGATGTTCCTCGAGCACGCCTCAGAGTTTGCCTCATGGCGCTTCGCTCAGGACATGGTGTGGGAGAAGGGCAACGGGAGTGGGTTCGACACAGATCGCTTCAAGCGAGTCCACGAGGTTATCACGCATTGGTACCGAGGTCCGTGGGATGAGGTTCGCCATGTTACGCCCCGAGTCCAGGGCGAAGTGGATGCTGGTGAGGCGGTGCGGCGACGAACGCCTACGAGCGCTCCGCATCGGAGCCAGATTGGCACGAAGCGAGCTTGGGCTGAGGACGGTACGCGGCTCATGCGGTCGGTCGTCAAGGTTTCCTCATGCCGTGGCTATGCTCAGCACCCGACACAGAAGCCTGAGGGCATCCTTGCTCCCCTGATCGAGTACAGCGCCACTCCGGGCCCCCTCGTGTGCGACCCCTTCATGGGTTCGGGCTCAACCCTGGTCACCGCCAAGCGCCTCGGCCGGCGTGCGGTCGGTATTGAGATTGACGAGAAGTTCTGTGAGATCGCGGCGGGTCGACTGAGCCAAGACGTGCTCGTGTGATCGTTGACCCCAAGCAGCTCGAGGGGTGCCGCTGCGTAGCGGAGGGCAAGTGGGGCGACGCCTTCACGGGTGAGTTCCGGCTGGACCCCGCTTTGGGTGGCTACCGGGTCTGGAAACCGAAATGTCCGGATGGCTCCCGATGCGAGTCTGTGTTGTTGCGGGGCGATGACGTGCGAATCATGTTCGGGCCACCGCCGAAGGCGACTCAGCGGACTTGGGGCGAGGCTCAGGGGTCGCTGCTCTAGCCCACCTGAATCTGCACAACCTGCTTGCCGTACTGCCTCGCCTCCCAGCACGAGGCCATCCACACGTCAAGGTCAGTCCCCCACCCGATGCGGTCCAGCACCGTCGCCACGTAGCCGGCAAGGGGACCGGTGAGGATCCGGATGTGGGAACCGAGCGGCAGCATGTTCATCGCCACGACGCCAATAGCGACAGGTTCCCCAGAGGCCGTGATCCATCCCCCGCCGCAATTGACAGAGTAGGCCGTCGAGAGGACGGTGAGATGCCCCGAGCCAGCGCCCTCCGTTGTAGTGGGCGTGGGTACCGACCTTATATGCACGGCCGCTCCGTTTTCCCGCGCTGGCGGGGCAGGAATCTTGGGCGCCTGAGGCGGTGCAGGGGATGCCGTGACTTTGGGCAGTGTGGGGACTTCGGACCCGGCCTTCGCGGTCACCGAAAAGACCTGACGACTGCGCACCGTCGCCGAGCCTGAGCCAAGTAGGGGGCTCGCCAGCACCACCATGACTACCGCAGCGAGCCCCGCTAGGGGGGTTCGGGCCGAGATTCGGCAGAGTCTAGCGGACTATCGGGCGCAGTGGTGGATTTCGAGAGTCAGCGCCGCACTAGCCAGCGACTGACGAAGAACGCTAGGAGGCCGATCACCGCTAGCCCGCCAATCGTCAGAGGCCAGTTCACGGCACTAGGCCCTTGGCGACCTTCACTGCCTCGGACACGGCACCAAACACACGTGCGACTTCCTGCTTGGGGTCGGGAGGCTCCCAGTGGTTCAGTGGGACCACGGAGTGATCCTCTAGGCATTCCCCGACCGCTCTGATCCCGTCCCCGCCCAAGCCGTTGGCGAAGGGCTTCACCGTGACCGTGATCCGCACCCGGTGCCCACCCTCAAAGGTTCGTGCGATGGGGCCAGCGCAGCACTCCTCAAGGCCCTTCGGGAGACTGGTCATGCGGATTGCGCGGATATGCCCGTGGACTTGGGGAAGGTCCGTGAGGTAGAGGTGGAAGCTCGGCTGGTAGAAGGCTGGGTGCGCAGCCTCGTCCAGCATGGCGTTGAGCAGGCCCCGACGTCGGCTGCGCTTGCGGATCCGCAGGACTCCGAGCTCACCCTCGTACGTGTGGCGCCCAGTCGGTAGCGGCTCGGCGAGAAGTGGCACGATCATTCCCCCTTCGCTTGCTTGGTCAACTCTCCTACTCTGGTGTGGGAGAGGCCGGTCACTGCTGCGATCTGGCGGATGCTCATGCCGGCGCCCTTCATGGTGTGGAGATCCTGAGCCCTCGCCGCTCGGAGCTCGGTCAGCGACTCCTCGGCGTAGGCGATGGCCCGCTCCCGTGCCCTCCACGCGTCGAGGTCGATGGGGAGATCTACGGAGGTGCGGACCGTGACCTTCACGGGGTGTCTCCGTACAACGCCTGAACGAGATCCTTCTCCGGGATCTCCAGTGCCTGAAGGAACTCCCACAGGGGAATCTGCACGCTTTCGATGTCTACAATGTGGTCATAGTGTCCCGAGATACTCAGGAGCCGAGATCGCTTGGTGTAGTGGATCCGCACCCCTGATTCAGCGCCGCCGGTCAGGACGGTCTGCTTCTCGGACTTGCACCATCCAAGACTGCTGGGTTCGGTTCTCACTGCCAAACCTCCTCTCCGGTTCTAACGAGCTGACCCGCCTCATGTCGGGCGAGGATGACGCGAAGCTCGGCAGCGATGCTCTCAAGAGTCTCTGCTGCGTCGCGGATCTCCTCAGCCGTGGGGCTATTGGCAAGCGTCACCGAGATCTCCTGCACGCTACGGCTGATACCGTTGTCAGCCATCCGACTCTCCTCTCTGTGTGCTCCTGACAAGACACAGTGTACACTTCTGCGGACGCTCTGGCAATAGCCTAGGACACAATTCCTGTCCGTGGACAGAACGTCGCTGGAAGTCGTACGATATGCGCCACTCATGACCCGCTTGCTTGGCGTCCCCGAGACCTGCCCCCACTGCCGCCAACCGACGCATGGGATCCTGTTCTGCGCCTGTGGGCGCCTCACGACAGAACGGGCCAAACCCGACCGTCAGGGCTACCGGGAGCGTAAGGCTGGCGGTAGGAGCCGGGATTCCAGCCCCAAGGCCGTAGCCCGACGTCGGTCCAAGTTGGCGGGGGCGTAGATGGCGCTGCGCAGCATCGTGGACGAGTTCGTATGCGGGCCGAGCGGCATTGATCCCGGCTGCCCCTTCTGCGACGGCACCGGGACCGTCTGCGAGGATCACCCCGAGCGTCCATGGCACGGCACCGCTGGGGAGGATGTCGGTTGTCCGTGTCACCAAGCCGGGATGCCCTGCAAGGACGGCCGTAAGCTGCTCGGCTCGCTTGACGGGCTGGCGCGGGAAGGCAGTCGGACGTATGTTCCGTACCCAGACTCCCCGACTGTTCCGGTAGGGGGCTACAACGACGCCAATCTCAGTGGTAAGCCATGAGCGAGGTGCTCGCAGAGCCGACAAACCTCCAATGCGTCTGGTCCACCCCCGACTGCCCCATCCCGCCCGGGACCGTCCTGACCGCTCTCCCACCGCTCGAGGGCTCGCTCAGGGACGCCTATGACCTCGTGGTCGCCCTTGTGTGGGCCTATCCCCACCGTGGCGCGTCGCACCGAGAGATTGCCGTGGGGCTGGGGTGCTCCTCGAGCGCCGCTCACGGTTGGGTTGCCGAGTTGCGGAGGCTGGGATACCTCACCGCCGGTCACGCCGTAGGCCGGTCGGGGAACAGGGCTCCGAACACCATCCGGCCGGCGGTAGTCCCGCACCGAGCCAGTGCCTAACTGACGTGCCCCCCGAACCGTGGCGTAACCGGATCGTCGGCGAGGGCGAGGAAGCGCCTGACCAGCTTCTAGCCAACCCGTTCAACTTCCGCATCCACCCCAAGGCACAGCAGGACGGTGTAAGCGGGTCTCTGAACGATCTAGGCTGGATACAGCGGATTATCGTCAACCGGGCCACCGGCCATGTCATTGACGGTCACGCCCGGGTAGAACTCGCAATCAGCCGTGGTGAGCCGTCGGTGCCTGTCGTCTACGTAGACGTGACGCCGGAAGAGGAGCGCAAGGCCCTAGCCGTGTTCGACGCCCTCGGTGCCTTGGCTGCCATCGACGGCCCGAAGCTGGGTGAGTTGCTCGCCTCCATCTCCACCGAAGACCCGGATCTGGAGCGGATGCTGACGGATCTGGCTGGGGCCAATGGTGTGACCTTCGGAATGGGAGGCCGAGAACCGGAGGCGGACAACCTAGAGCAAGAGGTAGCCCGCGCAACCCTAGCGGAGCGGTTTCTCATCCCGCCCTTCTCCGTCCTTGACGCCCGACAGGGGTACTGGCAGGAACGTAAGCGAGCGTGGCTCGCCCTTGGTATCCGGTCTGAGTTGGGGCGTGGGGAGACCCTGACGTATGTGGGCCGGGAGGACGAGACAGGAGAATCCGACGCGACGTGTCGTCCAGTGTCTCGTCCTCCCGGCCCACAGCGAAACGGCCAAGTGAGTCCAGGCGGGTCGCCGGGCGCGGCGACCCGCCTCAATCAGAACGGCAAGACGGAGCGGGGCGATGGCGCTGGACACCCGCTTACGTACAAGGGGCAGGAGTCGCTCCATGTGAACGAACCCGGATCGCGTTCAGCGACTCCTGCCCCTTCCCGTCGCATGACCTACGCTACGGGCTCTGCGGAGGACTTCACATCTCAGCGCATCCTTGAGCAGGTCCCTGCTCAAGGATCAGGAACGTCCATCTTCGATCCCGTGCTGTGCGAGGTGGTCTATCGCTGGTTCTGCCCGCCCGGGGGGCGTGTGCTGGACCCCTTCGCCGGGGGTAGCGTCCGTGGTGTTGTGGCGTCTCTTCTTGGGCGCTCGTACACGGGCATCGACCTATCCGAGGCACAGGTAGTGGCCAACAGAGGGCAAGGGGAGGCTCTCTGTTCACGTTCGCTAGATAGTGCAGTGGCACCTATGCCGCGGTGGTTCATGGGTGATAGCAGCAACATTGCCGCGGACTGGCCTCCGTCCGATGCCATGTTCGATCTCGTGTTCTCCTGCCCGCCGTACTTTGACCTTGAGGTTTACACGGATTCGCCTGCTGACCTCTCACAGGCACCCGACTATGAGGCGTTCGTGGATGCGCTGGGCACCATCCTCACCGCCTCTGCTGGCCGACTCGCCGATGATCGGTTCGTGGTGTTGGTCATGGGAGAGGCCCGCAACGGGCGGGGCGACCTGTACGGGCTTGTGCCGGGCACCGTCAAGGCCGCCGGGCGAGCGGGGCTGACGTACTACAACGAGGCGATTCTTGTGACGATGGTCGGGTCGCTGCCGCTCCGGGTCGGGCGGGCCTTCCCCGTCTCTCGGAAGCTTGGGCGTACTCACCAAACCGTTCTCGTGTTCGTTAAGGGGGACGCTACCCGGGCCGCGGCTGCATGCGGTCATGTAGAGGTGGGGGATGTACCCGAGAGCGTCAACGCATGACCACTCCCACTCGGACGCCCCTCGCCGTCGTCGGGACAACCAAAGGACAGGACAAATCAGGCAACACGTCCGCGGCCTCTCGTCGCCAGATTGAAGCTGCCGAGAAGCAGCGACAAGCCGTAGCCCTTCGCCACCACGGGGCAACCTTCCAGCAGATCGCAGACCAACTTGGCTACACCAACCCGTCGGCCGCCCGCAAAGCCTTCCTCAAGGCCCTCGAGCGCTGGGGTGTGGAGGATGTCACCGACCTGCGCGCCGCCGAGGTGGCCCGGCTGGACTCCTACCTCCTTGTCGTCGCCACGAAGGTCAAGGCGGGTGAACTGAAGGCCGTTGAGACCGCACTCAAGATCAGCGAGCGCCGTGCGAAACTCTTGGGTCTAGACCAGCCTACAAAGGTGGTCATCACCGAGGATCTCTTGGAGGCCGAGCGTGACAAGCTCCGTGAGCGGGTCGCCACGCTCCGTGTCGTCGGAGGAGCGTCGTCTAGCGCTCCTTGACGAGATCGCAGCGCTTCAGGCCGAGGAGCGGGCGCTACTGGCCGAAGCGGAGGTCACGAGGTTCTCCGGATACCGGGACCACCCTGTGGAGTTCGTCCGGGAGGTTCTCCGGGAGGAGATGTGGAGCAAGCAGGAAGAAATCCTCCGCTCCGTCTACCGGGATCGCCGAACCATCGTCAGTGCCTGTTTCGCTTCAGGGAAGACGTGGATAGCGGCCCGCCTCCTCGCGCAGTGGATCTCGACCGATCCTGGTGCGATCGCCATCACGACCGCCTCCGTCGGCCGGCAGGTAGCAGGACAGCTCTGGGGCGAGGTCCGCAACCTCTGGCGACGAGGAGTGACGCTGCCGGGCCAACTGGACCCCGCGCCCGGTGTCTCGCTTCCTGGGGATCTGCTCCCGAAGGCCCCTGAATGGATGGTGACGCCGGGCAGGAACTTCGCCATGGGCTTCAGCACGAACGACCCCAACCGCTTCTCTGGCTGGCACGGGGGGCGTGTCCTCGTGATCCTGGACGAGGCCGAGGGTATTGACGATGACCTGTGGGACATCATGGAAGGCCAACTCTCCACAGGTGACACGGCCGTCCTGGCGCTCGGGAACCCCGACCCGGAGGGCATCCTCGGTGGCTTCCAGCACGCAGCATCTTCTCCGCTCTGGCACCACATCACGATCAGCGCCTTCGACACGCCGAACCTGATCGCCGGCCGGGACGACGTGGCTCCCTACCTCGTGACCCGTCGCTGGGTGGAGGAACGCCGGCAGGAGTGGGGCGAGGACGACCCTCGGTGGATCACGAAGGTGCTCGGCCAGTTCGTGGAGGGCTCCGCGGCCAAGCACGTCATTCCTCTGTCGTGGTTCGAGCGGGCCGTGGACCGGCCCGGCGTGACGGCGGTGACTGAGAAGCCAGTGACGGGTTTGGACATAGCCCGGTTCGGCACCGACGACAGCGCCATTGTGATCCGTCAGGGTCCCCTCGTGCTCCACATGGAGCGCAAACACGGGTTCTCAGGCCCGGAGGTGGGGGGCTGGGCAATCGCCCGTATGCGCCAGCACGGCTCGGCAGTGGTGAACGGTGACAGCGGAGGGCTAGGCGGGCCGGTGCTGGATTTCATCCGTGAGACGCCGGGGATCCGCGTGCAGGACATCAATGCCGGCTCGAGGGCGGACGACAACGAGCGGTTCGTGCGCAAGCGGGACGAGCTCTGGTGGGGGGCTCGGGAACGCTTTGAGACCGACCGGATCGTCCTGCCGAGGAAGTTGGGTTCGGAGGTGGAGATCCTCAAGGGCCAAGTGACTCCGGTCCGCTACTCGTACCGGGTAGACGGCCGGATTGAGGTTGAGTCGAAGGACTCCATGGCGAAGCGGGGCCTTCCCTCGCCCGACCTCGCCGACGCTCTCTGTCTCGCCTTCATCGCCCCGTGGACGGCCCGCACCAACCTCCGCGACCTCATGGGCGGAGGCTAAGACTAGGATGGAACCTCGCGAAGTCGTATGCTTGGCGATACTTTTCGCGCTCTCGGGTGAGGGAGGAGCTTCAAGGTTGCCGGAACACCCTCGTCCCCTTGACGTTGCAATCGCGGCCAGAGCCGCGGTGAATGCGCGCCGTAGGCGTTCGCACAGTGTAAAATGGATGGTAGGTAGGAGCCCCGCGTCGTCTGACCGACCGGGGCCATGGACGAAGCCTCTCAGGAAGGCACCGTCGTGTTACACACTACAGCAGGGTTGCCGCGTGGCGAAGTTTAAGCGCGCGGTCAAGCAATGTGAAGGTCCGCCAGTCTCCGTTGGGTTCAAAGTGTGTCGAGACTGTGGCGAGCATCTATGGATCCAAGACTTCACCACAACTCCGTGGACCAAGGACGGTCGGGGTAAATTCTGCTTCGTGTGGGACTTGCCGTGGGCGGTTCCGTCATCGACGGAGGTAGTCGCCAGAGCGATGCGTGTCTGGGTTGCGCCTGTGATTGTGTACAGCCTCCTGAGTGCGGTCCAAGGGCACTCGGCATGAAGCAAGAGGCGCCTACAGCGCTGGATCTCCTACTGGGGTCGCTCGCTGTACTGCGGGCTACACATTTTCTGATTCATGATCAATGGCCACCTATGGTCCAAGCGCGCAACTGGCTATCGCGGCATGTGGACGAAGAGTCCGTATGGATGGAGTTGTCCCGGTGTTCTTGGTGTCAAGGATTGTGGATAAGCCCCCTTGTGGCTTTGTCGATAAAGCGATACCCGAGGGTCAGATGGCTGCTGCTGGGGCCGGCGCTCTCGGGCGTGGTGGGGCTGCTCTCGACGGCTGACAGCGCCTTGGCTCGGATGTGGGCGACCGTGCCAGCAGAGAGGGAGTGGGAGCCTACGGGGCCCGGGGAGTGGAGACGCAATGCCTCCCTGTGACGCCGTCTGATGGCCGAGGCAGAGAACGGCGCTGGCCCCCTCAGCCTCTCGGCAGCCGAGGCGCTGGGGCTCCTGAGTCTCCATTCCAAGGTTCCCGTGGACAGCATGGACCCGGAGGCGCTGGGGGCGGTAGGGCGGATGCACGCCGAGCTCTGGCTTATCATGGAGGACGCCCGTACCTTGCAGGCCGGCGCCGATGAGGCGACAGGCAATGGCGCTACGCCGAAGCGCAAGCCCCGCTCATCCGTCCTGACGCCTCGCACGTGAACCGGGTTCTCACCCTCGCCGGTTCACCGCAGCGCACCCTTGCACCGTCTGATGTAACCCTGACGCCTGTAATGAAGATGCCCCGCCGTCGGGGTCTGATCGCCTCGGCAGCGCCCCTCGCCATCGACCTCGCATCGTCCATGGAAGTGCGCAGGACCCGGCAGGCGCAGCAACAGATGGCGTGGCAGTTCTTCCGAGGTATAGGGGCTTGTTGGTATGGGTCGATGTTCAAAAGTAACGCTATCTCTCAACTGCGCATTTTTCCAGCAGAGCAACGGGGGACCCGAGACGACCCGGTTCCCATTGATGACCCGTATTCCTTGCAGCAAGTCTGTCTGGACGACATGGCGAACGGGTTCTCCGGGCTGGAGCTCGGTCACGCCCCCATCCTCGCCTCGGCAACGCTGCAAGACTCAGTAGCCGGCGAGGCGTATTGGTACTCACGTCCAGACGAGGAGACCGGGGAGAATCGCTTTGAGATCCTCTCCATTGAGGAACTTGAGATGGGAGGTGCTTCGGGGTTCCAGATCCGCCGCTACCCGGGCGCCATTCCCGAGCCGATCCTTCCCGAGCGGGGAGACAAGATCGCCCGAATGTGGACGCCCTCGCCGGAGTGGAAGGATCTGGCTACCTCACCGATGCTTGTGCAGCACGACACGCTCGAGGAGTTGTGGCTACTGATCCAAGCTGGTATCGCGGCGGCGAAGTCCAGGCTCGTCGGCGGCAAGATCGTCACCATCCCCGAGGAGCTGGACCTCGATACGCCGGCAGGCCCAGACGATGAGCCGACACCCTTTGAGACGGAACTCCGCCGGGCCGGCGCTACAGCGATTCGAGACCCCGCCTCGCCTCTGCGCTGGTTCCCGGTTCTGATCCGGGGCAAAGCCGACTACCTCAAACCAGAGTTCATCCATGTCGTTGACCTCTACAAAGACATGCCCAAAGAGGTCAGGGACGCAATCCTAGAGCTACGTACGCGCTTCGCCCATGACTTCGACCTACCTACAGAACTTTTAACGGGTTTAGGTGACATGACGCATTGGAACGCCTGGATCGTGGACTCCATGACGTGGCCCCACCTCCGCCCCGTCGCTCAGAGGGTCCTCGCTAACCTCACCGTCTGTGCCTACCGCCCGCTCCTCATTGCCGGCGGCATGGACCCCCGAGAAGCCGCCACACAGGTCATCGGCTACGACGAAGGGCTTGTCGTCAGCAAGCCCGACCGCTCCGCCGCGGCGACGGTAGGCGTGGAGCACGGGTTCGTCGGCAACGAGGCATGGATGCGGAGCAACGGGTTCGACCCGGAGACGGACAAGCCATCCGAGGTCGAGCGGGCACGGATCTTCGGTATGCGCTGGGGCGACCCGGGCTTGGCGTCCGTCGGCTCGCCACCCGGGATCTGGGACAAGGCCACCGGCCGCATCGCCACCCGAGTCACCGAAGAGGAGAAGGGTGTCCCGGGCGTCAGCCCCGTCCAGCAGGACGCCGGCCCGGCCGGACCCGTCCAGCCTGCACCGGGCCCTCCCGAGCCGAAACCGGCACCCGGCGCCCCCGTACCCGCCCCGCCCGCTCCCGCCTCACGTCCACCGACCCCACCAGCGCAGCCCGCCGTGGCAGCGTCGGGCAACGGGCACGGCAAGCGCCTGGGAACCTTCGCCGCCATCCCGGCCGCCGACCCGCCAGCGAACCACGTCAAGCGAGCCAAGCTGAAGCGGTTGGGGACGAAGCTGGGCGCCATCGACCGGGACCTCCTCCAGCGCCTCTCCGTCCTCGCCGACGACCGCCTCCACGCGACCGTCAGGACCGTGGGAAGCAAGCTTCGGAGCGCCGCCCAGGGCCGGCCGGTAGCGCCTACGCTGCGGGGCATGGACACGCTTCAGATCCCCCGCATGCTCGGCTCCAAGGGCTCCCACGCCCTCGGCCTCAACGACCACCTCGAAGTAGATGCTGCTGCGGCATCCTTCGCCGCCAAGGCCGTACCATGGCTCACGAGCGCTCAGGAAGCGGCCTTGCGCCAGATCGCCGATGCCACCGGCCAGGACTACGAGGAGTTGGCAGCCGAGTCCGAGTCTCAGCGCTCCGACTGGATCACGGCGGCGGAGGCGGCTCTCACCGCGGGCTTCGCCTCCATGGCCTTGGGGTTCTTGTACAACCCCTCGCAGCCGGAAGGACCGGGTGAGATGCCCGACACCATGGCCCCGCGGGACGCCATCCGTAGCGCCATGCAGCTTGCTGGCGGGGGAGACCCCGGCTCAGGCCCGCCGCTGGGGATCGGGACGGGGCCGCTCGCTACCGACGCCTTGGATTCGGGCGGGGCGGCCGTGGACGGGTGGACGTGGGACTACACCGACAGCGCCCGCACCACATTCCCGGGCCATCTACAGTTGGACGGCATAGAGTTTGCCTCTTGGGAGGACGACCAATTGCTAGTCCAGCCTGAGGACGATTGGGTTGATACGGCGCCGTATTATTCAATTTCTGATCATCCGGGATGCTCTTGCGGTGTCACCCCGACTGTGATTCCAGTGGAGGATCTGGCGGCATCCGACGGGGAACTAGTGGGAGTGGAAGCGTGACGGACTTAGGATCGGTGACTTACCTCTGTGCCTACCTCTACGTAAATGGCGTACCCGCCATCCACGGCGCCGAGTCGGGCTCAACCACGTCCCTCTGCGGCTACCCAGTGACGCTCTCGGACGACCCATTTCCCCCCACGACTCCAACTCTGGTATGTGACGAGTGCTGGAAAGCGGTCGAATATCCACCCGAGCGACTCGCCTACATGGAGCGAGCGAATGCGGCGGTGCGAAACCTCCTTCCCCGGTTCAGTGCGCAGCGCGGAGGGATCCGCTACCGACCTCCGTCTGAGTGGGTGCCACCCCCGCCGTCGGTACCGCGTCCCACGAGGCGTGAGCGGGTAGGGCTCTGGCTCTACCGACACCTTCCCCGGCGCTGGGTATGGGAGGCACGCGAGGTGGGCCACGATGGCGACTATTGGCAGGTCTTCTGCGGTACCGAGGCATGGGCGCGCTCGGCCTGCGAATGGCAGGCGGGCAAGCCCATCGACTGGTCAGACGAGGATGAGTCCTTCCCCTACTCGGTAAGGCGGGTTCGGGCCAAGGTGATCCGCCGGGTGGAATTGTGAGCGATTCCAGATCAGTCCGTGTTCAACTTCGGATTGAGGTCCGTCAGCCTCCACCTATTTCGGACGCCCTAAATGCGGACATCCTGAAGTCAGGGGGTCTCTGTGAGCCATTGGGGCCTGAATGGGTGGAATTAAGGCCGGGTGCGATGTTCTGGGTTCCAGAGGAGACGCCCTTTGGGCAGATCCTCATGCGTCGTAAGTCCGAGTAGAGGGAGAACGCCCATGACAGTCCGTGACAAGCTGCACCAAATCGCCGAGGACATCCGCCACGCCTTCCCCGGTCACGCCGAGGACCTTCACCAGGTAGCGGACACGGTTGAGATCCCGCCCGACACGAACGCGCCGCCGGCCGAGCAGGTCGACCTCGATGCGGCGCAGGCCGAGATTGCGAACTGGCCCGCTGAGGAAGCAGCCGCAGTGGAACCAAGCCCCGCAGCAGAACCGGCTCCCGCTGCGGCCACCCCAGAGGCGCCAGCACCGCCCGCAGCAGCACCCCCAGCGGCCACGTAGAAGGAGAGCCACGTGGGCTCGGCAGCGACTCTCGTGATCTACCACGCTGACTGCTGGGATGGCTTCTGCGCGGCGTGGCTCATGCACCGCTACTACCCGGGCGACATTGCATTCCACGCCTCCCACTACGAGGATCCGCCTCCCAATGTGCGAGGCCACCGCGTCTTCGTGCTGGACTTCTCGTACCCCAGAGAGACCTTGGAAAAGATGGCGAAGGCCGCTGATGAACTGACCGTGCTTGACCACCACAAGACGGCAGAGGAAGCCTTAGCCGGGCTCCCGTACTGCACCTTCGACATGACGAAGTCTGGGGGGCAGCTAACTTGGGAGTGGCTCATGAAGGAGGGGTACCCGCCACCCAAACCGGCGGCTACCGGTTCGGCTTGGGAGCCTCCCGAACCGCCGTGGCTCGTGGACTACACGGCCGACAGGGACCTATGGCGCTTTGCGCTACCCCGGTCCCGCGAGGTCAATGCGGCCTTGCGTTCCTACCCGCTCACCTTCGACGCGTGGGACGATCTGGCTCGTCGCGGTCAGGGCCGTCTCCACGACGGGTTCGACTCGGAAGCGTTTGCCGACGAGGGCTCGGCCATTCTCCGGGCGGAATCTGTGGCTGTGCAGGCGCATGTCGCTGGGGCCAAGGAAATCGACATCGACGGCTATAAGGTGCTTGCGACCAACGCCACATGGCTGCATTCCGAGATCGCTGGCACGCTGGCGAAGGGGCGCCCGTTCGGCGCCACATGGTTCGAGCGGGATAACGTCCACCAATGGAGCCTCCGCTCAGACGAGCACGGCATCGACGTGGGAGAACTCGCACGCCAGCACGGCGGTGGGGGCCATGTCCACGCGGCAGGATTCGAGGTACCTATCCCGGGAAGGACGAGCCCATGACCAAGACCGCCACCCGAAGCCGCCGCACCGTGACTGCTGCTACCCCTCCGCCTCCATCTGGCCCCACGGCACCGGCCCCAGACACGCCAGCGGCCCCCGTCGACCCCATGCCAGCATCCGGCATGGTCTGCCTGATCCTTGACGACGACACGACGAAAGCGCTCGACGCCGCCTTCCCGCCACCCGACGGCGCCACCGTTCCTGTTCCCAGACACGTCACCTTAAATTTCTTGGGCGACGTGAGCGCGCTGGACCGGGACACCGTGGAATCGGCCATCTCCGCTGCCCTGTCGGACGCTGGCGAGGACGGAGACGCGGGATCGGCCGACGGCACGGAGACCATCTCGGGAGTCTTCGGGGGACTGGCACGGTTCACAGCCGAGACCGACGAGGACGGCAACGAGGGCAACGGCTCCCTGACGCCCATCGTCGCCCTGTTCGACAGCCCCGGCTTGGACGATATCCAGGATGCCCTCGAGGACGCCCTGACGGCTGTGGGGATGCCAGAGCCGACGCATGGGTTTACTGCCCACAGCACACTTTTCAGGGCGGACCTGGGGGACACGGCCACCGTCGCCTTCCCCGCCCCGCCAGCGGTCAAGGCCAGCTTCACCCAGATCGCCCTTGTCTGGGGCGACTACGCGGATGCGGCTAACGTGACCATGTTCCCGGTCGGGGGCTCGGGCGAAGGCACGCCCGCGGCAGCCCCTGCCCCCGAGGAGACAGGCCAGCAGGCCCACGTCATCAAGCACACCCATGCCCCGGGGGACCCGCTCAAGGACGAAGATGAGAACATGGGGGCGAAGCTGGCTGAGTCAGACATGCCGCCTCCGGTTGCCGCCGTGCCTGCCGCGCCCGATCCCGACGCCCCGGCACCCGCCGAGGAGCCGAGCGGCCGGCCCCCCGCCGTTCCGGGCCCGTTGGGAAGGTTCGAATGCCTGCTGGTTACCGAGGGTGAACCAACGGACGATGGCCGGATCATCAAGCCTGGCGCTCTGAGGTTCCGTGATCCGCCCCTTCCCTTCACCTTCACCCTGATCGACTCGGGCCATGCCGATGCCCGCTTGGGCGGTGTCCTGACCGCCGTCACCCGAGACGGGGACGCCATCATGGGCGAGGGAATCTACGCCGACAACGAGGACGGGTACGAGCTCAAGGCAGCCGTGGATCAGGGCCTGCTCACATGGGTGTCGATCGACGTCGGGGACGACACGGTCGATATCGGCCTGGATGCCGACGGCACGGAGACGATGGTGCTGCTGGACGGGCTGCTCATGGGCGCCTGTGCCCTTCCCTTCGCCGCGCAGAACACGACTTGGATCCGCTCCGTCCCCGGCTCGGAGGCGCCGATGAGTCCGGACGGGCCCGGTGGGCCGAGCATGCTCCCGCTCCCGGCCCTCTTGGCGTCCGCCGGGAAAGTCACGCTGCGGAGCGTCCCGACGGATGATTGGCAGTACGAGTCCCTGACGGCATCGGCCACCGTATGTGCCTGCGCTGGTCAGGACGAAGGGTCGGAACGCTTCGGAGCGCCTCTGTATCCCGAGGACGACTGGTTCAGCGTCCCACCGCCCGAGGACCTGACGCCGCTAACGGTGCTGGCGTCTGGGCAAGCCTACTTCCACGCCTCCGGGAACACCTGCCACATCGCCATCCCCGGAACGTGCATCAAGGCGAACGATCCGATGATGGATCGGGACTTCTCAGCGTTCCACAAGGGCCTTGACGGTCTCTCTCGGGGGATACTGACCGCCTCTGGCGAGCAGATTCAGGTAGGCCAAGTGACTCTGTACGGAGGCCATGCCGATGTGGCCCTGTCGGCTGACGCCGCTCGGCGGCACTACGACGAAACACGGAGCGCCATCCTTGATGTGCGCGCCGTGTGGGACTCCCGCAATGAGACCTTGTGGTGCTGCGGAGCCCTGCGCTACCGGGCGACGAAGGCGGAGGTGCAGGAACTGCGGGCCACAGGCCACGTCTCAATCGACTATCGCCTCCTGCTGCCTGACGGCAGCCCAGGACTACCGGGCCAGCGCGGAGCCAAGCTGCGCCTGATTGCCCTGCCCGTGATTCCTGTGGGTGGACTCCCGCCGATCAAGGCGTTCGCAGCGTCGGGCAACCTCGTGTCAGTGATCCTCTCGGATTCGAGCGAGTTCGGGCCGACGGGTGGCAGCGTCACGGACAAGGACTGGGACGGCTCGGCCAGCCGCTTCAACGATGCCCAGTACCAGAAAGCGGCAGCCGCCTGCGACCCCGCGGACAAAGGAACCGTCAAATCCCGTTGTTTCCTCCCACATCACGAACCGGACGGCACGATCAATCGTAACGGCGTCCATGCTGCGGCGCAGCGCGTGGGAGCGCTCGAGGGCCGAAGCCCCGACGCTGTCAGTGCGGCCAAGGCCCATCTCCGCAACCACTACCGCACGGACCTTGACGAGGATCCGCCCGACAGCCTCGGCCAGCCCAGCCAAGCCATGACCGCCGATGGGCTGCTGCTGGATCTGGCGAAGGACATGTACGGCCGACGGCTGGACGACGAAGCCTCCGCGCTGGCCGGGGTGCATCGCCAGGAAGTGGACCGGCTCGGAGGGAAGATCCTGACGCCCCGGTAGGCGGGATGCGATGATGTTGCGCATGAACGAACGGCCGATGCGCACCCCCGAGGTGGCCCGCATGCTGGGCGTGTCGTTCCGGCAACTCGACTACTGGTGTCGTGCCGGCTTCATCCCCGACGCCGAATCTCCCGGCTCCGGGCGTCAACGCTCATGGACCGCAGAGCAGGTACGGGCTGCGGAGGAGATCGCCACCGTCTTCGTCCTGCGAAGCGACGAGAACCGTCACTCCCGTCCCGACTACGGGCGGCTCCTGACCCTCGTGCGCAACCTCCGGGCCATGGGGCTCGACCCGCTGGAGCTGGCAGGGGTGAAGGCCGATGCTGAGGCGACTCCGAGAAGCGCTTGAGCGGAGGCGGGACCGCAGGCAATGTCCCCACCCGGAGCACCGGGTACGCTGCGTGCATGGAGACGAGGCGGTGCTCTGCCGCTCCCGGCGCAAGTGCCTTGAGTGCAGTCGCTACCTTCCCGGCCCGCTTCCCGAGCGGTGCTGGTACACCGGGGAGCCCCACGTGTCGCTGAGGAAGCCTGAGTGAGCCTCATTGACGACCTTGCAGCACTCCTGCGGAACGCGCAGGATCACGAACGGCTGTTCGCAGCCATGACCCGATTGGAGACGAGAATGGGAGCGATAGAGGACGCACTGGCAGCAGTGAACACGCAACTTTCGGACGCAGCGGCAGCCGCGAAGACCCGGGATACAGCAGAGCAGGCCGCACTGACGGCGCTGAACGACCACGTCGCGACACTGGAATCCGAACTCGCCGGAACCACGATCTCCGCGGCTGCGCAGGCGTCAATCGACGGGATCAAGGCATCGATCGGTGTGATCGGCGGTCTCGATCCGGCTGCGGCTGCGGTCCCCCCTCCCGTCACGCCACCGGCCACGCCCTAGCGTTTTCCCAAATAGGGGCAGAGGCACCGAAGCGACTACAGCCAGGGATGAGCCCTCCAGCCGAGCAAGGTGAGGGACGGGTATGGCACAGCCGGGAGTGTGCTGCCAAGGGTCGCTGAGCCGAAGCCCCGCTCAAGAGAAGAACGGTGACAAACCGGTACCGGAGAGGACACACTCGGCTTGCTCTCCGGACCGGTCACCGCTAACATCGGATCGTCTACAGCGAACGGAGGGACCTACCGGTTCCTCAGCGACGAGGCCCTACTTCCTTGGGGGCCTCGTTCCTTTTCGTGGGACTAATTGACAAGTCTCCACATCGCCAATCATGATGTGGCCCAAGCACACCAGCGTCCAGACGGGCGCTAGCGGCGAGGGCGTCCAAGACGGGCGTCCGGCAAGGAAGCACCTCGGAGCCATCACGGCCCGTGATCTTGTCGGCGCGTCCTGTCGAAAGGCCCTCCCGTGCAACCCCACCCCCGCACCACAGGCTTCCGCTTTCCCGCGGGCAGCCCGTTCCCGCTGTGGCGACCGTTCCAAGTCTGTCTCGCCCCCGACGACGACAAGCCGGGCGCCGAGCCGCAGCCCCTGGTCCCCGAAGACCTCACCGCCCTCGACCAGAAGACCCTCGCCCGCACCGAAGCGGACCTCCTGAAGAAGGGCAAGCGCCTCCAGGACGCCCCCGCCTCCGCCGAGACCGTGGCGGAACTCCGCGAGGTCGTGGGAGCGCTCGGCAAGGTCCGGGCCGAGGTCACCCGCCGAGCCGAGGAGGCAGCCCAGCACGAGGACGAGAAGGCAGCGCTCCTCGCCGAGCTCGAACCAGCCGCTGTCGCCGATGTCGAAGACCCCGAAGGCACAGAGCCCGCAGAGGGCGAGACCGAGGGCACCGAAGGCGAGCCGGCCGAGACGGCACCGGCCGCACCCGAGCCCGTGGGTATCGCCGCATCCGCCGACCCCGCGCCTGTCCCCGTCCGCACCCGGCCCCGGGCGCCGTCGGTCCGGGACATCCCGGCGAACGCCATCCGGCCCGAGCACCGCCCTCGCCTCGAAGCTCCCCGCTCCAAGGTGACCATCACCGCCTCGGGTGACGTGCCCGGCTTCTCCGCCGGAATGGCCCTGGATGAGAGCGAACTGGGGAAGGCCTTCGCTGACAAGGCCTGGTCCATGCTCCGCGGTGCGCCGAAGTCCCGGGACTACTCAACATCGTCGTCCGTGGTCTCCATCGGAGTGGAGTACCCCGAGGAGCGCACGCTCCGGGACAATGACACCACCACCTCCAACATGGCGAAGATCGAGGCGGTGACCGCCTCCGGGGCCCGCAAGCGGGGTCTGACCGCCAAGGGTCCGAACGCCATCGTCGCCGCCGGCGGTCTCTGCGCCCCCGTGGCCGTGGACTACAGCCTCATGACGCTCGGCACGCCGGCCCGGCCAGTCAAGGACGCCCTGGTGCGCTTCGGTGCCGAACGAGGCGGTCTCCGCTTCATCACCCCGCCGCACCTCAGCGATGTCGCCCCCGGCGTCTCGCTCTGGACGCACCAGACGGACGCCGCCTGGACAACGGGGATGCCGACGAAGCCCTTCGTCATCGTCACCTGTGGTACGGAGACCGTCGTGCAGGTCGACGCCATCACGCTCGGGATCGTCGTCGGCAACTTTGATCGCATGACCTTCCCGGAGCACTTCGCAGCTTGGTACAAGCTGGCGCAGGTCTACTTCGGCCGCTTCGCCGACTCGCACCTCCTCGACCAGATCGCAACCGCCTCCGTGGCGACCAACACCACCCAGGACCTTGGTGCCGCCCGGGACATCCTGGTCCACTTGGGTACGGCTGCGGCCGGCTATCGGTCGCGCAACCGCATGGAGACCGACGAGATCCTCCAAGTGCTTCTGCCGGCGTGGACCCGGGACCTCATGCGGGCGGACTTTACCCGCCAGCACCCCGGCGACGAGGCGGTGCAGCTCGCGGACGGCGAGATCAACGGCTACCTGGCAGCCAGCAACCTCGAGCCGACGTGGTACCTCGATGGCCCGAACACGGGCGTGAACCAAATCTTTACCAGCCAAGGCGCCGGGTCGCTCGAGGGATTCCCCGGCACCGTCCAGGCCTTCATGTTCGCCCCCGGCTCGTTCCTCCACCTGGACGGCGGAATGCTGGACCTCGGAGTGGAGATTCGGGACTTTACGTTAGATCTCCAAAATAGGGTAGGTGGCTTTCTTGAGACCTTCGAGGCAGTGGCGTATCACGGCGTTGAAGCCCTTCAAGTGAATATGCGGGTTTGTCCGTCTGGTGGAACGAGCGCTGCCGTTCTTCCATCCACGCCTTGCTACGGAAGCTAGTGAGACAGGTTCAGAGGTCAGGCTGGGGTCGGCTTCGGCTGGCCCCAGCCGGGCATGTCCCGCGGGTCGTAGATCACGCCGAGGCTTCCGGGCTCAGACCCCATCCGTCGCTCCTTACGGGCGCGGGCCTCACGCCACTCCTCCGGCGTCCGGTTGTACTTCTCGTTGTTGCAGGGTTGGCACGCACCCGTCACGTTCCAGCGCGTGTGGGAACCCCCGCGGGCCAAGGGAACGATGTGCTCGACAACGAGGGGTGGCCGGTGCAGATGGCAGTACGAGCAGACGCCGACCTGTTCGGCCATCATCTCTGCGACCTGCTCGCCGGTCAGGTCATTCACGGGGGCTCCGAGCTCGAGTGCCCTGCGCTGGTTGGTGTAGTTCCGGTACCGCTCTGGGTCCTTTGCCTTACCTTTGCGGTACGCTGCCGCTCCCTTGCCCGCTTGCTGAAAACGGATCTGGCGCAGGGCCTTGAGCTGAGGATTCTCTCCCATCGCTGGCATATGCGGCAGCACGCCTTGCTCACGTCGGCGCACCTTCAGAGCGCCCTTGGTGCAGGCCTTGCATACTGGCGAGGGACCCTCGTAGTTGTCCCGTTTGTTCCTCACGATGTAGTAGTCGGTGAGCGGCTTCCACTTGCCGCAGAGGAAACAGACCTGACCCTCCACGCTCTCCACGGCCGTGACCTCGCGGAAGCGCCGGATCTCCATGCCAGCAGCCCGGCGGGCCTTTTCACCAGCCACCTTCATCCCAGCAGTAGTGCAGTCCTTGCAGCGGTAATCCGTGATCCCGTCCTCTCGTGGATAGAACTCGCTGACCGGCTTCACCTGATCGCAGGTCCGGCACAACCGTTGCCCGTCACCCACCACGACCTCCCGAGAAGCGTCAAGGTGGGCGAAGTGGTGTTCGGGGCAGCGTCCTCGCATGTAGGCAGGAACGGAGCATCCGGGCTCTTGGCAAGGCAACGCATCCGGTCCCACCGATTCCAGGAACCGCTGCGTCTTGGTAGCCCGCATGTCGTGCATCCCGCAGAGTCCGTGCGTGCGGGAGGGCTTGTCGCACGAGGGATGACCGCAGATTCCGCGGCTCCCTTTGATACCCTTGGGCATGTCGCTGACCTCTCGCTAGGTTGCGGCCGGGTCCCCGGGTGTCTCACCACCGCGGGGGCCTTCTCTTCTCCCACCATTCTACGGATGGGTACCGACACCCAGAGCCGGGAAATGGCCGCATGAAAGAACCCTCAGAAATGCCCCGGCGCATCGCCCTGTGGGGAAACTTCGGAGTGCCTTGGACGACGGAAACTCACGTCGCTCTGTCTCTCGAATCCCTCGGCCACACCGTCATCCGGCTGCAAGAGGGGACGGTACGGGCGGTGGACTTCGCTGAGCGAGTCATCGCCGAGGGATGCTCACTGGCAATCTGGATTCAGACGTACGGTTTAGCCGTCACCGGTGGCACCGCAGAGGAACGCTACGGCGCGCTAGCCCGACTCCGGGAGGCCGGCATCCCGACCATGGGGTTTCACTTGGACAGGTTCTGGGATGTCAAGGACGGCCGAGCAGACCGAATCCCCACGGAGCCCTTCTTCCGCACGGACCTGCTTGCCACGGCCGACGAGGGTGGGGGGCGGTGGCAGGAACAGGGGATCAACGCCGTGTGGTCCCCGCCAGGCATCTACCACGGCGAGGCGGTGCGAGGGACGCCTCGCCGTGAGTACCGCAGCCCCGTCGTCTTCGTCGGCAGTTGGCGGGGGGTCTACCACCCCGAGTGGACGCACCGCCGGGAACTCGTCCAGCATCTCCAAACCCGCTGGCGCCATGAGTGCGCCTTCTGGCCGCGAGGCGAAGCCGTCCGTGGCCAAAACCTGATCGACCTCTACGCCTCCGTCGATATCGTGGTGGGGGATTCGTTCATGACGCCCGGTTCCTACGCTTTCCACTCAGATCGAATTCCGGAGACTTTGGGTAGAGGGGCGTTTTTGGTCCATCCGTACAATCCGGGCTTGGAGACTCTGTACGAGGACGGCAAGCACCTCCGCTACTGGCCGCTCGGGGACTGGGCAGAACTGGACCGGCTCATCCGCTACTACCTAGACCACCCCGAGGAGCGGCAGGCCATCGCCGACGCCGGCCAGCGACACGTACAGGAGTCCCACACCTACAGAGAACGCATGAAGCGCCTGCTGCCGATGGCTCTCGCCCTCAAGCCCGCTGAGGCTGCGGTATGAGCGTGGATTGGGTCACGGAGGCCCTCACGGACGCCGAGCGGGAGCGGGCCTACTGGGACGCCACAGCCGCATCCGAGAACGTCTGGGGCGAGCTGTGGTCGATTCCCGGCATGGGGTGGGAAGAGGGGATCGAAGCGTGTCTCGCCCAGATTGAGCCGATCCTCCACGGCTGCTCGGCTGGGCGCGTGCTTGAGCTCGGGTGCGGCATCGGGCGCCTTCTGCTCCCGCTGGCCGAGCACTGGTCTGACATGTCCTTCATCGGCGTGGACTGCTCCGCGGCCCTGCTGACGAAGGCACGGGCGGCAACGAAGAGTGCCGGGCTCGGCAATGTCCGCTACATCGCCGGGGATGGCCGCAACCTCCCCCGCTCCCTCCCGGCGCGGTTCCAGGCGGCGTACTCCGTGCTGACCTTCCAGCACGTCCCGCCCGAGGCGCAGAGTTCCTACCTCAGCCAGATCGCAGCCAAGCTTGACGCTGGGGGCCTCCTGCGCCTGCAGTTCGTCCAGGCCGACATCGACCACTTCCTCTCGCATGGCATACCGCCCGAGACGATGGCGCAGTGGTGCGCTGAGGCGGGCCTGACGGTCGTCGCGCTGGACCGGGGCGTCATTGACGAGTCGTGGGCATGGATCACGGCGACGAAACTGTGAGCGGCGACATTATGGACGACAGCATTCGCAGGGTTCGCTTCGAGGCACTGAAGTTGGCTGTGGGACGCGCAGACGAGCACCACAACGCTGACCAAGTCGTCCGTGCCGCGAAGGTGTTCGCATCGTTCATCGGTAACGGATCATCGCCGCTTGATGACGAAGACTCGGCAGAGACCGAGGAACCCAAGCCGTGACCGTCCAGACCCCGCACCCCAACGCGATGATCCACTGGCCCCGGATCGAATGCCTCCGCGGCCACGAGACGCACGACTCGGGATCGTTCCGCATCCGCCTCGGCGGTTCCACGGGCTACCACGACTTCCCTCCGATCCCACAGCGCTTCGCCCGCGACTTCCACATGGAACTGTTCGACTGGACGAAGTACCGAGAGGTGGGGCCGTGGTGCCCCGGGGCTGGCGTGGAGTCCGAGGCCATCGCCGAGCTCGGTGTCTGGGAACCACGGGAGACCATCGTTGCCCTGACCGTCTTCGAGTCGGCCGATCCGGGCTCGCTGTGCGTGGACTTCGGGGCGCATGTCGGCTGGTACTCGCTCCTCGCCGCCTCCAGCGGTCTCGAGGTGCTGGCGTGGGAGTGCGACCCGGAGCCCCTCCGGCTGCTGCGCACGTCGGCCAACCTGAACGGCTGGAAGATCCGCACCCGCGGGACCCGCATCGGGGCGGACACGAAGCCTCTCCCGAAGACTGCGATTCGGTTGGCGAAACTGGACATCGAGGGAGCCGAGGAGCATGCGATCCGGATCCTTGGACCCTCCATCCGGGCCGGCCTCGTGGACCACATTCTCATGGAGGTCTCACCCGTGTTCGCCGACTACTACCCGGCCCTAGTCCTCTCCCTGATCTCCAGAGGCTATGAGGCGTACCGGTTCCACGACAAGGCCCTCCCGCCACACCCACTTGAGGAACTGCCACGGGATCTGATCCCGCTCATGCGGAACGTGGAGGCCGAGGTGGCGTCGTGGCATCAGGAGAGTGTCTGGTTCAAGCGGGTGGGGGCCTCGTGGTGAGCGATCAGTCTGCGTGCCTCGGCAAGCGGTACCGAGACCCCATCACGGAGTACGAGGGCATCGCCACAGCACGGGTGGAGTACCTCGGCGGGGGTCGCGTCCAGATCCTCTTGGAGCGCGCTCGGTCGGATGGCAACCCGCAGGAGCACTACTTCTACGAGTCCCGGCTTGAACTCGTCACTCCGAAACCGCCGATGGGGATCGGATCATGACCACCATTCCCGTGATCTACGTCTCGCGGCATGAGGGTATCTTGTCCCATCTGTACGCAGATATGGGCCTGCTGGAATCCATCCTCGCTGGCACCGTCTGGAACCCGCCTGGGGCGTTCACCTTTGAGCACTACGTAGACGTGGGTCGGCCCGGCTCCGCCGATCCCGACGCCTTCCCGGCCGTGGCTGGCGCCGTTGTCATGGTCCCCGCCCGCCACCACACCTCTCCCGAAGATGTCCAGTGGCTGCTGGCCCAACTTGACCGCCTGTCGTGGTATGTGACCGTCCTATGTGGTGACGAGGAATGGGCATTTCCGTGGCAGCGCATCCCCCGCTCCGAGCACCGGAAGGTGTGGGTCATGCAGCCCCGGCCAGAGCATGCCGGGCGCGTGGACGGGATGATCCCCGGTGGCTGGTATCCGGGGACGCGGGAGGGCATCAGTGTTGCTCAGGCCCGTCGGACAGCCTTGAAGCTCGACGCATCCGATGAGCGCTACTGGGATGTTTTCTTCGCCGGTCAAGTCACCCACAGACGTCGCGAGGAATGCGCTGCCGTGCTGAGGGCGATGGACCCCCAGAGGCGGTTCCTCTACGAAACGAAGGGCTATCTCCAAGGGATGGCGCAGGACGAATACATGGCTCTCCTCTCCTCGGCCAAGGTAGTCCCCTGCCCGTCCGGGCCCTACACGGTAGACACCGCCCGGCCCTTGGAAGCGCTCGAGGCGGCCTGCGTGCCTGTCGTGGACACCCTGACGCCCCGGGGTGACGACTGGGACTACTGGGGTCTTGTGTTCGGCCCTGATTGCCCCCTGCGGCGGATCCGGGATTGGGAGACCTTCCCCAAGGTGCTCACCGAGGAGTTGGCCGACTGGCCCAACAACTCGAATCGTGTGTTCGCTTGGTGGCAGGGCTGGAAGCGGAGGATCACCCACCAGTTGCACGACGACATCGCCAGCGCATCGGGGGTTCCCCTAGTTCTTGACGGACCCGACGCCCTCGTGACGGTCCTCATTACCACGTCTCCCGCACCGTTGCACCCCTCGACCGCCCATCTTGAGGAGACCGTCGCGGCGGTGCGGGAGCAACTCCCTAACGCGGAGATCGTCATCGCCTGCGATGGGGTACGGCCGGAGTTGGCAGAGCGCGCTGCGGACTACGGCGAGTATCTCCGTCGGGTGCTGTGGCTGTGTAACTTCGAGTGGCGCAACGTGGTGCCGTTCGTCGCTGACGAGTGGCTACATCAGGCCGAGCTCACCCGCCGTGCTCTGAGCCTCGTGCGGTCCCCGCTCATGTTTTTCGTGGAACACGACCGGCCGCCCGTGGGACGGATCGACTGGCCGGGGCTCTGCGCCGTGGTGGGGTCGGGGGAGATCGACATGGTCCGACTGCACGCCGAGGAAAGCATCCATCCCGAGCAGATGCACCTCATGCTTGGTGCCCAGACGCCGATCAGCGGAGTCCCGCTGCTCCGGACGGCGGCGTGGTGGCAACACCCGCACCTCTGCCGCACGGAGTGGTACCGGGGCATCCTCGCCGAGCACTTCCCGCCCGGAAGCCGGACGTTCATCGAAGACCGCCTCTACCAGCTTGCCGAGAATGACTTCTTCGACCACGGCCCCGGTTCGTGGCAGCGGTGGAAGCTCGCCATCTACTGCCCGCCGGGGAGCATCCTCCGCAGCCGTCACCTCAACAGCCGCAGCGATGCTCCCAAGGGCGAGATTTGGTTCGGCGAGACGGCGGAGGTGCCCGTATGACCGGGCCCCGCTGCGCTCTGCTGGTGCGTTCGGATCATAGGGGCCTCGGATATCAGTCCCACGGTTACTACCAGCACCTCTCGCCGGTCAAAACCCTCCACGTCCACATGACCTCGAACCTTGGGACATGGACACCCTACGCAGAGCACCGGGAGGCGTGGTATCCCGACGTGCGCTCAGCCAACTATGACGGCCACACGGGGCGGCTGGACGACGAGGCTGCTATTCGCTGGCTGCTGGCTGACGTGGATGTCCTGCTCTCGGCCGAGACCTTCTACGATTTCCGGGTCATCGGCTGGGCGCGGGAAGCGGGCGTCAAGACGGTCCTAGTCGGGAATCCGGAATTCCTCAGACCCGAAGTTCTGGTCAGTCCTCCTGACGTCCTCGTGATGCCCTCCCGCTGGCGGCTGGACACCATCCCCAACGCCGTCCACCTCCCCCAGCCCGTGGACCGCAGCGTGTTCGCCTTCACGCCCCGCCCGCTGGTTCCTGACCGGCTCCGGTTCCTGCACGTCGTGGGCCACCGGGCGGCGAGGGACCGGGCTGGGACGGATCTCGTGCTCGACTGCATCCGCTTCCTGCGCCACCGCATCGACCTCACCATCCGTTGTCAGGGCTCGCTCTCGGCCCCTCAGCAGTTGCTCCTACGGGGACTCAGGCGCCACCAGATCCCAACGGTGCTGTTGGGCGACGTGGACGATCCCCGGGCGCTGTACGAGGGCTACGACGTGCTCCTGGCGCCGAGGAGGTATGGGGGCCTCTCGCTCACGCTCAACGAGGCAACTTCCTGCGGGCTGGCAATCATCGCCACGGACCGGGAGCCGGAACGCTTCGCCCTGCCGGCGGAGGCCCTCGTACCAGCCTACCGGGGGCGGGACGTGCAGTTCCAGGGCGGGACCTTCACGCTGGACGATGCCAACCCTCGGGACTTGGCCGAGGCCATCGACCGGCTCGTGGACGACCCCGCCGCGGTGGCCCGGCTCTCCGCGGCCTCAGACGCCTATGGGGAGTCCATCTCGTGGGAAACGCTGGCCCCGAAGTGGCGAGCGCTCCTTGAGCGGGCCACGACCATGACGGGAGTGGGACCGTGATCGACGCCCTCGCTTCGCAACCCCACTACTTGAGGCATCTGTATCCCGTGTGGCAGGCGCTTCCAGAGGAGTACCGGGGGACGCTCTACCTGACCGGGCGAGCCTCGTGGGAGGCACCGTTCTACGACACCGGCCGGGTCTACAGCGGCCTCTTCCAGCGCCCCGGTCCCCGCGTACTCGTGGCCTCGCAGACCGACTACCGGCAGGTCAGCACGGGCCGGCGGGTCATCTACATGAACCATGGCGCCGGCCAGAGCTACGGCGGAGACCCCGACCCGGCCGTGTCCCGGGACGCCTCCTATGCCGGCGGGGACGGCCAGGACCGCACCGATCTCTTCCTCGTTCCCGGCCCGCATCCTGCGCAACGATGCCGGGAGCGCTATCCGGACATACCCGTGGTGGAGATCGGGTGCCCGGCACTAGACTCGTGGCTTAACCGGCCGGCGCGCCGGGAGCCACATGAGAAGCCGGTCGTTGCGCTCGCCTTCCAGCGCGCCACCCGCCACGGGGACTACCCGCTCTGCCCGGAGCACGTCTCGGCGCTGCCCCACTACCTCTCGGCGCTGCCCGCTCTGATGGAGCGCTTCGAGGTGCTCGGCCACGGCCACCCGCGCGCTAAGGCCGGGCTCGAGGCGGTCTACGGCCCGCTCGGCATCCCGTGGGTGGACTGGGAAACGGTGATGCTCACGGCCGACGTTCTGTGCGTCGACAACAGCTCCATTGGGTTCGAGGCAGCCGCCATCGGCTTACCTGTCATTTGGCTGAACGCTCCGTGGTACCGACGAGAGATCGACCACGGGCTGCGCTTTTGGGGCACCGCTGGTGTGGGCATGGAGGTAGACGAGCCGGCCGCTCTCGTCCCGACCGTTGAGACCGCCCTCCGAATCTGGCTAGGGTGGTACGGACTCGCACCAGCCGATCAGCAACTTTCGTATGTCTACACGCGCCTCGACGGGCACTGCGCCCAACGAGGCGCTGCGGCCATCGTCGCTCTGGACGCGGCCGAGCTCGCCGAGGTGCCCTCGTGAGCATCGGAGGCCCCCGCACCCCCATCTTAGCCCCGGATCTCCTGCCGCCGATCACGTCGTTCATAGAGACCGCCCTATCGCCAGACGCATCAGAGATAAGAGATGTAGGCGTGCGTTGGGGGACGGGGGCGGAGTTTCGGTCCATCGCCTGCTCGGGCGACGCCTCCGCGTTCGACGTCTGCGCGCTCCCGACCTTTCCCGACGGTGCCCGCTCGACGCTGGCGGACGTGGACCCCTTCGCCGTCGTGGTGCCGGACACATGCAGCGCCCTCGGCTACCTCTACAACGACTACCAGGCCCGGGCGCTGATGAAGCACAAGGCGTGGGAGTCCTTCGTCATCGCGCAGCAGTTCTGGTCAGGTGTCGTGATCCCGAACAGCTTCCACCTCGCCTCCGGCGGAGCTGTGACGGACATCTCCCCAAGCGGTGCCTCGCTGGCCCCGCATGAGGCTCTGGGGCTCATGGAGAGCGAACTAGGTGAATGTCTCCGGGGAGCCCGGGGCATGATCTACGTCACCCCCAGGATCTTCGGCGAGCTGTTCCTGGCCGCCGGGCTCTACCGGCCCAACAACGGGCGGCAGGTCTTCACGCACATGGGAACCATCGTGGCAGCCGACGCCGGATTCCCGGGCACGGACCCGAATGGCAATGTCGAATCCCCGACCGTGGAATGGATGTACGGGACGGCGCCCGCCAAGGTCTACCGCTCGAACCCGGTCGTGTATCCCACCGAGGCCGACTACCGGAGCAATCCGAAGGCGTGGCAGGCGGTGGCGCGCGACCGCAACGACGTGACGTTCCGGGCGGAGTCCCTTGCGGCGATCGCTGTCGATCCGTGCTGCCTGTTGGCGATCCGGGTCGCGGTCGGAACGGCTACCGAGGAGGCGGTCAGCATCGGCTCGACCGTGGTCGACCGCTCAGGCACGATCGCCGTCGGTGGCACACAGCAGACCCTCATGGCTGCCAACCCGAGCCGGCGCTACATCTTGATCGAGAACGTCTCCGCCGCTGATCTCTGGTTCAACTTCACGACGAACGCCGTCATCGGTGAGCCGTCGTTCCAGTTGCCCACCGGGGCCTCCTACGAGATGTCCGGGGACTTCGTGTCCACGGAGCGGGTCTCGATCATCGGTGCTGCCGGCGGTCAGGCGTTCACAGCGAAGGAGGGCTGAGTGGGGTTCTCCTTCCCGTCCGGCGGGGCCGTCCTGAACCCAGGCGTCAACGTCAAAACCGCCTACGGTGCCAAGGGCGACGGCGTGACGGACGACACGACCGCCATCCGCAACGCCATCAACACCGAGGTTGCCAACTGCCAGACCGCCGGTACCTACTACGCTGAGCTCTTCTTCCCACCCGGCATCTACGTAGTGAACGGGGCCTACGTACAGGGCGGGGCGACCAGGGGCAACTCCATCCTCCCGCTTCCGGTCATCGCCACGACCATCCAGAAGGTGACGCTGGTGATCCGGGGTAGCCACGACGCAAGCGCGCTCCCGCACTGGCAGCAGACCGTGACGCAAAAGAACGGGGCGGTGCTGAAGACGACCCGCACTGACGGGACGAACGACGGCACCTATGGTGAGGCCAGCATCCTCGGGGGGCCTACGCCAGCGCAGGGGTACGGCTTCGACACCTCCGTGTTCTCCAACATGCTCCTCACGGTCGATGGGCTCGTGCTTGTGGCACCTGCCAACCCGACCGTCTCGGGTCTCGACGCCCGGGGCTTGGCCGAATTCAACTTCGGGACGCTCGGCTTCGAGGCCGACCAGAACCCCACCAACGCCACCATCCCCGCCCACGCCTGGCAGTTCGGCGTCGGCATGCCCCAGAGCAACAACAACGACAACTGCAACGGGCTCTGGTACTCGTGCGAGGGGGCCTACTTCGGGATTCTGGTCGCCGAGCACACCTGCATTCAGAGCGTCAGGTGCATCTACTGCACCGACGGCATCTACTTCCAGCACGGCACGACCTTTCATGGATCCTGGATCGGCTACGCCTCGATCGAGGCGTGCGCGGTTTGCCTGAACGGCTCAACGTCGAACAGCTTCAGCAAGGTCTACATCGACGTGCTGGACTTCGAGAACGGTGCTGGGGGGTTCGCACCGCAGGCGCACATCTACGACCCGAACAACCTCATGTTCGGCAAGGTCGGGCTGGCGACGAACGACGCCATCTCAACGCTTGTCGTCAGCGGTGCGGCCAACCTCGAAGTCAAGAGCCTTCAGGCGGGCATCGGCCACGTCACTGCACCGGGCCTTCCTGCCACCACGGTCACCCTTGTCAACCCGTTCTGGCGCGACGCGGCGGTGACGATCACGGGCGGGACGGTTACGGCCATCGCCGTGGACGGGACCGCATCCGGCCTCACGTCTGGCACGGTCATCGTCCCCAGCGGCAAGAGCATCACGCTCACCTATTCGGTAGCCCCGACATGGACTTGGGTCATTTTCTAGGCAGGCGACGACAGGAAGGGAGTGAGCAGTGGCAAACATGACGTGTACGACAGCCTCGTTCGGCGCCTGCGGCATGCGGGTGGCACGACTCGGCCCGACGGGGATCCCCACGCCGGGAGCGAACAACCTCTATGAGACGGGCGCGCCTATCGAGGTCAAGGCGACGTGGAACGTCAAGTCCGGCAACCGCTTCGAACAAAGGAACGGCTGCGGTGGGGTTTGCACCGTCGTCCAGCAGCAGGACGACATTCAGGGCCTGACCCTCGCCATGACGCTCTGCCAGCTTGACGCCGAACTCATGGAGATGCTGACGGGTGGCTCGGTCATCTCGGTCGGCGGGAACTCGCTCGGCCATATGGTGCCGCCTCTCGGCCAGCAGCAGGCCAATGGGGTGTCCTTTGAGATCTGGACACAGGCGCAGATAGGCGGGGCGCAGGCCACGCAGTACCCCTACATCCACTGGGTCTACCCACGGGTCACGTGGAGAGCGGGCGACGAGACATTCAATGAGGGCATCCTGAATGTCCCCTTTACGGGGGTATGCTACGAGAATCCGAATTACGAGGATGGAATCCTCGAAGAGTGGCCTACCAATATCACCGCAATACGGGCATGGATGCTAGACACCGCACTTCCGCCAAGCCTCTGCGGCTATCAGACTCTCGCACATTCCTAATAACGGATAGGACGCCTGAGCGTTACGGCGCTCGTAGAGAGGAGCGAGCATGGCAGACGTACAGCCAGGGCAGCGGTGGCGGCTGGTCAACGGGATCGGCAACACCGTCCCGGTTGGCGAGAACGCCGATGCCGTGCCCCTACCGTCGGGCATCGTCGGGGTGGTGCGGGAGTTGGTTCCCGCCGAGGTGCCCGGGGCTCACAACTTCGAGGAGGACTGCGCGATCTTGGAGTTCCCCATGGGTGACGTGACCTATGAGAACGGAGTTCCCCAACTCATTCAGACCTCGCGGGCCGTGTCCTTCGGCCTCCAGCACTTCGATGACCCGGGCTACTTCGCGCAGGTCGGAGAGGGGGAGTAGATGGCGGGCTCCGGCCAGTTCTCACGCCTCGGCAAGACACGGGCCCTGAACGTCGTTCTGGGGCTCTCAGCCCCGACGACGTACTCGGGCTACATCGCCCTCACCACGACGGCGCCGACCGACTCAACTATCGGCACGGAGTACGCTGCCACCGGCTACGCCCGCCAGGCGGTGGCATGGACCTCCCCCACGGCCGCCGACCCGCCCGTGTCGTCCAACTCAGGAGCCCTCACCTTCGGACCCTTCACGGCCGGTACTGGCTCGACGATCTCCTACGGGGAACTGACCGACCAGAGCGCCGGGGCGATCACGGCCACGACCCAGATGTATGCGTGGTGGACGTTCGGGACTGCCAAGACGCCGGCCAACGGAGACTCGGCCACCATCGCCATCGCGGCCCTGTCCATGAGCTTCACCGTCTGACGTGGCCTTCTACTCGGTGGAGGTGGCGGACCATGTGGAGCCGGAGCAGGCGCTCACGAAGCTCAGGCGCTTCGCTCAGCAGCTCGGGCAGGGGGAGGCGCTATTGGTGCCTCTCCCTGCCGGCTTTCCGCCCGAGGCGGTACCAGGGCTTGCGTTCCACGTCCGCCACATCATGGAGCAGATCATCAAGGGCGACGTGCCCGGGGAGGTGCCGGAGCAGACCGAGCCGGTAGCGATGTGAGTCCGTGCCCGTCACCCTTGTCCAGAAGGCGGGAGCCCAGAGCGCAGGCAACACCACGGGCCTCGTGGTCACGCTGGGCTCGCCCCCCACGGCCGGCAATCTCCTCGTGGCCGCGTGCAACTCGGACGCCACGGTTGCCACGCCGGCAGGCTTCACTCTCGCCGTGTCTGCCGTCTCGGGTCAGGGCCTCTACATCTTCTATCGGGTTGTCCAGAGCGGCGACGGGTCCAGCGTGACCTTCGCCCCCAATGTCGCTGACTCATGTGCCGGCGGGGTGCTCGAGTATTCGGGCCTGACCGCCACGCCTCTTGACCAGACGGCATCGAACACGACTGGTAGCTCGGCATCCTCGCTGGCGACGGGGACAACGGGGACAACCTCGCAGGCGGATGAGCTGATAATCGTCGTCGTCGGACCCCACGCCGGCAACAACCATCCGTGGGTGCTCCAGTCGTGGAGCGCGGGGTACACGTCGCAGATCGAGGAGCCCAACGGCCTCGCCACGGTCGGGTCTGCCTCGTCGGCGTGCCACATCGGTGACCGCATCGTTTCCGCAACGGGCACCTACTCGGCGACGGGGACATGGGCCCCGGCCTCAAGCGATGCGGGTGCCGCCATTGCCACATTCAAGATCACCCCGGGCGGAGCTAATCTGTCTCTCGCGGCGGACGGGCTGGCGTCCTCGAGCGGTACGGCCAGCGTCAATCTCACCGAGCCGCTCGCTGCGACCGGCCTCGCTTCCTCATCGGGGACTGCTGCAATCCGCGGCGTTTCGGGGCTCGCTGCTGGGGGCCTCGCGTCCTCAAGCGGTACGGCTACGATCAACCGCCTCATCCCGCTTGTGGCGCAGGGATTGGCCGCTAGCTTCGGTCAGGCGTCGTTCCCCACCACCGGGCCTCCCTACATCCCCGGCCCGACGTCGGCGAGGCGCATCGCATGAGCGCCGACGCCTTCTTCATCCGCCAGGGCGACACCTTGCCGATCTTCCGCTACCAACTGCTGGGGAGCAACGGCGCTCCGGCGGATCTCTCCTCGGCGCTCGGCGCCGTGCTTCAGATGGCCCCGCTGCTGGGGGGAGCGCTGAAGATCAACGCCCCCGTGACTATTCAGGCTGCCAACCCCGTTGCCGTGGTCACGAAGGCCCTCGCGAACAACGTGGCGACCCTCGGAACGTCGGGACCGCACGGGCTCATCCCCGGCACGGTGGCGCTCGTGGTAGGGGTTGACGCGACCTTCAACGGCGTTCCGGTCGTGGAATCGACCCCTACCCCCACGACGTTCACCTTCGCCCTTCAGGCCCCCAACGTCGCCTCGCAGGTGGCAAGCGGGACTGTCTCGGCACCCGGCATCGTGACCTACTCGTGGCTCGCCGCAGACACGAGTGTGATCGGCAACTACGCCGGGAGCGTCGTCGTCACCTTCACGGGTGGCACCCAGACCTTCCCGTCGGGGCCCGACTCCTACATTCCGATTACCGTCACGGAGGCGATCCCCGCCGTCGAAGGGCTGCAAGCGGGGCCCTGCCTGCCGTGGACGGACGCCAACGCCGTGCGTGCATGCGTGGGCGGGCTTGACCCGAACCAGGATCTGGACACATGGATCGACGCCGCCTCCCAGATCCTCTACGCCTTGACCGGCCGGCAATACAAGGGGCTCTGCATGGCGAAGATCCGCCCGGCCCATACGGAGTGCTCGTGCGGCGGAGCGTGCGGGGCGCACCTGTGGGGCTGGCCGTTCTCGGGTGGCTACGGGTTCGGGCCGTTCGGACTCCCGGGCTGGGGTTACGGGTGGGGCGGTGGAGGAGGGGCGCGCTCCATTCTGCTCTGCGCCTCGGAGATCGACCTGGGCCAGGACGCCCGCGAGGTGCTCTCAGTGACCATCAACGGGGTGGCCGTGGACCCGGCGACGTACCGGCTTGACCCCCGCGGGAAGCTCGTACGCCAACCAGATGCGAACGGGAATCGGTTGATATGGCCCTGCTGTGCCCGTCTAGACGTGCCAAGTGGTGCCGTAGGCTCCTTTGAAGTCGTCTACACATATGGTCAGGCACCGCCCGAGAGTGTCGTCATGGCCTGCAACATCCTTGCCGGGCAGTTCGCCTTAGCCTGCAATCCCGGAACGGCTGGGATGTGCAAGCTTCCCAAACACGTTCAGACCCTTACCCGACAATCGACCACTATGACCTTTGTCACCGATACGACGGTATATCTCGAAAAAGGTTATACGGGTCTGGAACTTGTGGACATGACGATTAAGGCGACAAATCCAGCACATCTGGCACGCCGCGGCCGGGTTGTCTCCCCCGACATCCTTCCTCATCGGCTGATGAATCCGTGAGCACCTTCGCATCCGACCTGGCACAACGGGTGCGCTACCGCGCCGCCGAGATAGCCGGGAATGCGAGAGCCGACCTTGAGCGGGAACTACAGCGTGCGGCTCCTGTCGGCACGCCGGCCCCCTACCAGACGCACGAGCCGGGCGCTCTGCGAGACTCTGTAGCTGTCAACGTGCGGTTCGACCAGACCGTGTTCACCTTCACCGCCGTCGCTACGGCAGAGTACGCGAGTTTCACGGACTCAGGGACTTCGCCCCATCCGATCATTGCGGTAAATGTGCGAGTATTACGCTTTGAATGGCCCCGTGGAGGGTTACATCCCGCCTTTTTCAAACATGTCTCCCACCCCGGCCAGAATGCCTCTCACTGGTTCTCAAATACGCTCAGTCGCTGGCCCGACATCCTCGCGGGTGCCCAGTGAGCCTCGTTACCACTGCTCAGGCCATCCTCGCTACCGCCGTGACGGCATTGGGCTCGGCGGCTCCCGCCCGGCAGTACGTGGCGGCGGGTCTCGTGGCATACGACCAATGCGAGCAACTTACGTGTTCTTGGACCGTGGGAGGGATGTACCTCGCTGATCCCTTCCCGTCCCGCACCCTGAAGCCGGTTCGCTGTGCTGCCGTGGTCGCCGCTGATTTCCTGCTGGAATGCACGCGCTGCGTGCCGGTCATCACGAGCGATGCGGCACCTGATCCCGCCCTACTCACGTCCTCGGCCGAGGAGATCATGAGCGATGCCCAGACACTGTATTGCGCTCTCGTGGATGCCGCCCCGACCCTGTTCGGCGCTTGCCGGCTCTACTCGCTCGGCCCTGCTGTCCCCTACGGACCATCGGGAGCGGTCGGGGGGACTCGGATATCGATCACCGTGCAGATGGACTGTGGCTCTTGAAACCCATCGAATTGGCGGCATTCAGAGAGAGGAAGGAACAGGCAATGGCTGACCCGAACAACCCGGTCGGGGATGAGGTTGTGGCGAACAAGAACGGCACCATCCGCATCGGGCTCGCCGGGCACATGTACTCGTGGCGCCGGCCGACGATTGGCGAGTTCCGGAAGTTCAACGAGCAGTGGGCGGAGGTGGCGACTCAGGAACGGGTGATTGTGGACACAGCGAATGCCATCCCTGTCGCCGAACGGTCAGCGACGTGGCGGTTCGACTATGAGGCGAAGTTGGCGGACCTCTTTGCTGAGTGGGCGCTCGGCGTGTTCCGGGTGTTGTGCGACAAGGAGCCGCCCGCGGTGGACGACCTTCCGCCGTGGATGGCGACGGCTCAGTTCCGCATGGATCTGGTGGAGCACTGGACGACGGTCCCTTTGGCGGCCTCTTCCAGCCGGCCGTAGCGGGGGAGGCTTCCTCGCTGGCCGGCGTGGGGCTCAGCGAGGTTGAGTCGCTCTACCGGCTGTTCTTCGAAGCGAAGGGGTGGAGTCCGAGGCAGGTTGACGAGTTGGAAATCTGGGAGGCAGCCGTGATGCTCGGGATCGGCAAGAGGGACTCTGCTGGCGGTGGAACGCTCACGGGTAGGGCACTTCTTGCTGCCCGGGTCAAGGCTGCGGCCGAGGGCCGCCCACCGCCCTCAATCAGCCTCGTGCCGACCTCCTTACCGCCCGACATGGACCGGGGCTCGGGGGTGTAAATGGCGGGCTTGACGGAGGAATTAACCCTCGATATCAGCGCAGCGCTCAGCAGCGTTGATGATCTGGCAAGCGCGCTCCAAGGTGCCGTCAGTGGTATCGGGGACGACCTCGCATCCCAGATCCAAGGCTCTCTCTCTGCCGTCGACCCATCCTCCCTCGGGGCCTCGATCACCGAGGAAGGCAATGCCGCCGTAGCGGCCATCGACCCCACGGTCGTGCTACAAGCCGACACGTCGCAGTTGGAAGCCGAGGGCAACGCCGCCCTGCAGGCGGTCAACGAGCAGGCGATCAGCAACGTCGCCACCGGGGTCGGGGACACGAGCGGGGTCATCGCCAAGGGGCCCTCAGTTACTGGCGAGACAGGCAAGGCCGTGGCCGAGCTGGGGGCGGCGGAGGCGGCAACGAAGGCCCTCGGAACGGCGCAGGCGGGGCTTGAGGGCAATGTCCAGGGCGTCACGTCGGCGCTGGGGCCATTCGGAGCGGCTCTCGGGGGCGTGGCTGCGGCTGCGGGGGTCTTCTACACCGAGGCCGTCAACGACGCAACTGCTCAACAGCGCCTCATCACCGTGTTCGGGGACTCGAAGGACGCCATCGAATCCGTGTCCCTCCCGGCCAACAACTTCAACCAGACGCTGGCCCAGATAGCCCAGAACACGGGTGCCTCCCTGCCGGGCCTCGAGGCTGCGAACGCCCACATCGGGGATCTGGGGCACTCGGCGGGGGCCACGAACACGCAGATCGCGGAGACGGCGAACCAGCTCACCGCCCTCGCCTCCTACCTGGCCGTGACGAACCCGGCCCTGGGCTCCGCGGACCAGATCGTCACCGGGCTCACGTCGTCTCTGGCTCGAGGCGGCCGAGCCTTGGCGAACTTCGGCCTCGCCATCCCGACCTCGGAGATCCTCACCCGGGCCGAGCAAGACACGGGGAAGCTCAGCACGCAGCTCACCGTCTACGACAAGACCGCCGCCGGCGCGGCGATCGCCTCCGAGCAGCTCGGGACCTCGCTCGGGAACGCCTATACCAAAGGCCAGAACGAGGCGGCGCTGGCGTTGCCGAAACTCGAGGAGACGCTGAAGGAAACGCTGGCGCAGGTGGGCACGCCGCTCATTGCCCCCATTCAGGAAACGTTCAGCGCGATCACTCCCGTGCTGGCGGAACTGGCGCAGACCATCGGCTCCGTGCTGGGGCCGGCGATCTCCACGGCCGCGACGATCTTCCAGGTGCTCGGGCCGATCCTCTCGACGGTCCTGAGCCTCCTCCAAGCCTTCAAGCCGGCTATCGAGCCCATGATCATCGCCTTCCTCGCCTTGAAGGCCGTTGCCCTCGCTGAGTCTCTTGCGACATGGGTTGCCGGGATCCTGGACATGGGCTCGGCACTGCTCACGGGTGCCGGCGCTGCGGGGACGCTGGCTACGGCTGAGGGGACGCTCGCCGCCTCTGCCGGGGCTGCCACGCTTGCTGAGGGTGAACTCGCCGCCGGGGCTGCGGCCACTTCTGCGGCGCTGACCACGACGGCAGGTGCCGCGAGCACGGCGAACCTCGCGCTGATTCCCCTTGTCGGCGCCGTGGTCCTCGGCGGGAACGAGCTCAAGAAGATCGACCCGTTGCCGGGGTTCTTCAAGAACCTCATTCAGGGAACCTCGGATGCCAACGACAAGATCGTGACTGCTACCGCCTCCGCAGGGGCGCTCGGTGGGGCCTTGCAGGGAGCCGCTGGGGCAGCAGTCGTGGCGTCGGGTGCCGTGGCGCAGTTCGGCAACGACCTCGCCGCGGCCATGGTCAAGGCTGCCGGGGTCACAACTGCTGTGTCCGACGTGGAGAAGGCTAACGCCTCCCTCGTTACGAGCGCCACGGGGCAACTGAAGGGCGTCTCCACGGCGTTCGGGGACACGTCCACCGCCATCGACGCCGCCGCGAAGGCTGCCGAGAAGCAAGCCACGAGCACGGGTTCGGCGTCATCGGCGATGGCCACCGCGGCCACCCATGCCAAGGATCTTCGGGACGCCGAGGCTGCCCTCGTGACCACGGAGCAGAACCTTGCCACGCTGGCGGCCGGTCCCACGGCGGAAGTCGTCGCGGCGGGACTGCTGAGTATTGAGTCTGCCGCCAAGACCACGCGGGACGCGCTTCAGAAGGTCAACGACACCAAGGCTGCGCTGGACACTCTTGCCGCGGGCCCGGGGGCGGAGCAACTCGCGGCGGGCTACCTCAGCATCGCCCAAGCCGCCGCCTCCACCCGGAATGCTCAGCAGGCCGTCGTGGACGCCCAGAATGCTCTGAACCTCCTCGCTGGCGGCCCATCCGCTGCTACCGAGGCTCAGGCCCGGGAGAACGTCGCCAAGGCGCAGACCAACCAGGAGAAGGCGACCCTCGCCCTCTCTGACGCCACGACCTACCAGAACGCCGTGGACGCCCTAAGCTACGCCACGGCGCGCCAGCGGGAAGACGCACAGATCAAGGTCACCGAGGCGCAGTACGCCCTGACCGACGCCACGACCGCTCTCACCACGGCGCAGGCCGCCCTGCAGAAGCTCACGACCGACTCCCTGCCGGGCAGCCGGGCCATGGTGGACGCCACGAACAAGCTTGCCGATGCCCGCCTCGCCGAGCAGGCCGCAGCCGACAACCAGGCCAAGGCGCAGAAGGCACAGGCGGACCTCATCGCCGCATCCGTCCCCGGCTCGGCTGCCATGACCGCAGCCACGAACGCCTTCTCCGATGCCCAGCTCGCCCTTGCCCAGGCGCAGGCGAACCAGGAGAAGGCGCAGGACGCCCAGAACAAATTGTTCACGGATGCGCTGCCGGGGAGTGTCGCCTACACCGCCGCTCTCAAGGCCGTTGCCGATGCTCAGGATCACCTTGCCTCGGTACAGGCATCGGGGGCCGCCACGGCTGCCAAGGCGGCGTCTGCGCAGGCTGCCACGAGCGTTGACGTGCTGGCTGACCTCGGCAAGAACCTTGATGCCCAGATCAAGCTGGAAAACGACTTCTATACGAACCTTCAGAAACTTCAGGCCGAGGGCGACACCGCCATCGTGGCGGAGCTGCTGGCCGAAGGGCCGACGAAGGGGGCCGCGGAGGCTTCTGCAATCGTCACCGCTACAGCGACGACTCGGCAAGCTCTGGAGACCAAAACCGAGACCCTGAAGACTGACGAGAAACAGCATGCCAAGGACATCGCCACCATCTTCGGGGCTAGCCTCAACCAGAACCTCATCGATACGTTCTCCACGCAACTCGCCAACGAGACTGCCTTCTTTGCGAACGTCAAGAAGATTTTTGACGCCGGGGACGCGGACCTTGCCAACGCACTCCTCGCTCAGGGACCCGTCCAGGGAGGCGCGCTGGCCCAAGCCGTAGCCAGCGCCACGCCTGCCGTGCAGAAGGCTCTTGAGGCGCAGGCCGAGCAACTGAAGGCATTCGAGAGCGGTGCGGGCAAGGACACCGGCACGGCCTACGGGCAAGGCGTCGTGGCCGGCATCGGGGCAGCCATCCCTGCCATCACGGCGGCTGGGGCCGTGGCTGGGGCGGCTGTGCATTCCGGTGCTGTCACGGCGCTGCAAGCGAAGTCTCCCTCTCGCCTCGCCATGGAACTCGCGGGCAACTACACCGACGGGCTCGTGCTAGGGCTCACGGGAGGCGTCCCCCTCGTGGCCTCGGCCGCCGTCCAGCTTGCGAACGCCATGGTGGTCTCGCCGGCCGTCACGGGTGGCCTCACGGTCGGGCAGGGCGGCACGACGACAGCAGTCACGGGCGGGGCCAACGTTACGCAGCACGTCACCGTCAATCAGGTGGCGCAGGACCCTGCGGCTACAGCATTCGCCGTATCCTCCCGGATAGCCCAGCAGGCGATGCGCTAGCCATGCAAGGCTATTTGGTGCTCGATAACGTCGAAATCACTAATTCGGCCCGCACGCTCGCCTACCTCAGCCAGTTCATGCCTGTACAGGTCATGACTCCCACCTCGTGCGTGCCGTGCTCCGCGCTGGCGGGGACCTTCGGGAGCCCCTACTCGGACCCGGCGCCGTGGTATGACGCCTCCCGGCCCGAGAGCGCCTTCTTCTACGGGGTGCTCTTGGACTCGCTGGAATCCGCCTCCCCTCTCACGCGCTCCACGAAGCAACTGGCGAGCGGGGGACAGAGCATCGGGCAGACGACCGTCAAGGGGCGCATCGTGCAGGCGTCGGGAGCGATGTACGCCGCCTCCGAGCAGGCGATGGACTACGGCGTCCGGTGGCTCGGCGCCGCGCTCAAAGGCCAGTGCGAGGATGTCTGCGGGCTCTCCACGCTCTGCCTCCTGCCGGCCTGCCCCGATCCGGGCCTACCGACCCGCTGGAGACGGCTCTACGACGCGGGCCTGATCGACGGGCCGGTTGTAGCTCCCATCGCCGGCATGAACGGCTGCATCCTGCGGAGCGTGTCGTGGCAGATCGCGGCGTCGAAGGGCTACCTCTTCGCCGAGCCTGTGACGGTGCTCAATCAAGCCCTCGTGGCGAACGTGAACGCCTGCGGCATCATCTCGACCACGCAATGGCTCGGGGACTCCACGACTCGCCTCACGGTCACGGCGGGCGGCCCCAGCTTCGTCCAGAACCTCTCCGTCAGCCTTGCCCCGCTGCGCTCGAACGAGTCGTGTCCGTCGCCGACGCCCCCGGTACTGAGCTTCACCGTCTCCCAGATTCCGCCCGGGACGAAGCTCTCCATTGACGGAGCACGGCGACGGGTGGAGGTCGTGGAGCTGGCCTCCGGGCTCGTCGTGGGAGGGCTGAACGTCATCGGGACGGGCGGGACGCCGATGGGGTGGATGGACATCGGACCCTGCGCCCGGGCGTGTGTCTGCGCCAAGGCCACAACCGTGAACTCCAACACGACCGTCAAGCTTGAGCAGATAGACCGCGAGATTTAGGAGGAGCGACCATGACGTGCGTGGATCAGACCTCGGGGTGCGGCTGCCACCTGAGCGGGGGCAACTGCATCTCCATCACGGGCGATGGCTCAAGCGGCAACCCCTACCAGATCGCCCCGATCATCGACCCGTCCGGCTCGAACGCCCTCTCGTGTGGCGCGTCGGGTTTGCTGGCGGTCAACGCCGTACCGGCGGGGGCAATGATCCTCTGGCCCTCGAACGTCATCCCGGCGGGCTGGCTCGTATGCCAGGGGCAAGCCGTCTCCCGCACGACCTACGCGGGGATCTTCGCCGTCGTCGGCACGACCTACGGCGTCGGCGACGGAGTCACGACGTTCAACCTGCCGAACCTCCAGGGCCGGGTTCCCGTCGGCGTCAGCACGTCGGACTCAAGCTTCTACCTCTCGGTGACGGGCGGCGAGAAGACGCACACCCTGATCACGGCCGAGATGCCGAGCCACATCCACAGTTACCCGAACGCCTCGACCGCGGGGGGTGGTGCGAACATCGTAGAGGGCTCTCCGAACGTCGCCACCGGGAACAACATGAACGCTACAGGAGGCGGGGGAGCACACAACAACCTCCAACCTTACCTCAGCGTTAACTACTTAATAAAGACGTAACCGACATTGGCAACCATCTCCGTCGTTGGCTCAATGAAGACGGCGAACAACAACACCGCATTCGCCACTTCCATCGCGCTCACGCCGACCGCGGTGGGGAATCTGCAAGTCCTCGTCATTGAGACCAAGTACGCAGGCAACGCCAACCGGAAGGTGTTGGCGATCACGGGCGGGGGCGTGACCCTATGGACCAACGTGCTCCAGCGGTTCATGGCAGACACCATCCACGGTGCTGAGGTATGGATCGGAGTCGTGACCTCCGTAGGCTCCCTCACGGCGACGGTGACCTATGTCAGCACCATCGGGCAGCAGGCGGGGTCGATCAACGGGCACGAACTGACCGCCGGCACTGGCTCGCTCACGATCTGGGCGGTCGACAAGACGGGGTTCAATGACCCGAACACGAACGCCACGACGTTTACCTATCCGGCCCTGATCTCAGCCAATGACGGGGAAGCGTACGTCGGGTACTTGGCGGTCACCTCTAGCGCCTCGGCCGGCTCCGGTTCAGGGTGGACCTACTCTCAGGATCTCCGTGGGAATTGGGACGCGGTAAACCCTGCGGTAGGAGCAGCGGGGACCAGTGCCAGTACCTCGCAGACATCGGGCTCGGGACAGAAGTGGTTCACGGTGGGGGTGCTGATCTCTGCTGCCGCTGATCCGGTGGCTCTGACCGGGATGGTGGGGACGAAGATGCAGACCACCTACACGGGCTCGAATGGCCGCTCCCTGACGTGCGTGGGAACGCTCACGTGGGTAGCAGGAAGCACGCAGGCGTGCGTCCAGACCCCGAGCGGGTACAGCGCCTTCGACATTGCGGCGATCACCGCGGCCTCTCCGTCGTCGGGCAGCCCCAGCGACCCGCACTAGATGGCGATCACCGCTGTCGGCTCGCTCGACTCGGCGACGGGTACGGCCCTTACCACACTTGCCCTGGCCGTCGGCTCCGCGTGCGCGGTGGGCGATGTGCGGGTCTTCTATGCCAAGGTGAACTCGAACACGATCACGGTGTCCTCGCTGTCGGGGGGCGATGTCACCACATGGCACAAGGGACCGTCCTACAACGACAATGCCGGGACCGTCGGCCATCACGAGATGTGGTGGGGGATCGCCACCGCGGCGGGCCACACGACGATCACGGTCACGTGGTCATCGACCCCCACCGGGCTCGGCACAGACTTGGATTGCCGGACCTTCAGCAACGGGAACACGTCAACAACCTGGACGCTGGACTCCTCGAACACAAGGGACAACGCCGCCTCTACGACGATCACCTACGCCAGCATCACGGCAGCGGGGACGGGGGAACTCGCCTGCTACCACGCCCGGTGTCCCTCTGGGGGCTCCTACGGCACCCCTTCGGGCGGTGGGACATGGGTGACGGCCACCGACGCCAACGGCAACCCGTACATCTACTCGCTATCGGTGGGATCGGGCGCGATAGCACCCACACAGACCACGACCTCCACCGACTCGCACACCATCGGCCTGCTGCTGATCGCCTCCGTGGGGGGTGCCAGTCTGCCCTTGGCGGCAGATGGGCTGGCGTCCTCGAGCGGTACGGCCTCGATCACCCTGACGGAACCGCTTGTCGCCGCGGGGCTAGCCTCATCGTCCGGCACCGCGACGCTGCCCGTTCTCAGGGCGCTGTCAGCCGCCGGTCTCGCATCCTCGTCCGGGTCCATTCAATTCACGGTCCTTCTCGCTGCCGATGGCCTCGCTGCGTCCAGCGGCACGGCGACTCTGCTCATTAAGCGAGTCCTGGCCGCAGCGGGCCTCGCGTCCTCGAGCGGCACGGCCGTGCTTGGTGCCATCCATCTCCCCGACCCCTTCACGGTCGTGGTGGGGGCGTACAAGCCCGCGATCCTCGGGTGCGGGACGTGGCGGGTGTTCCTCGCCTCGCGGGGAGGGATGCAGCTCCTGACCGAGCTCGACTACGAGACCCTCACCGTCCAGCGCACCCTTGACAGCGCCTCCCAGACCTCCGTGATCCTGCTGGCAGACCGCAATCCGTCGTGCGCACCGCTGCTGGCTCAGGTCGAACCGTTCCAGCACGAGATCGTGGCCTTCCGGGACTACCAGGCTGGGGATCCGCAGACGTGGGCCGGCCCGGTGATGGTCCCAACCTGGGACCCCATCTCCCTCCACATCGACGCCCGGGATCTCTTCTCGTGGTTCGATGTCCGCAACCTCCCTACTGATCGGGTGAACTTCTCCTCTGATCTGGCGGACATCTTCTCGGTCTACGTTCAGGACGCCCTCTCCCTCGACCCCTCCCCGGGAATCACCGTGTCCTTCATGGGAGAGATCGGCACTACCGGTATCCGTTCCGTCACCGCCCAGTCGGCTACCATCGCCGGGGACGCGCTGCGCGAGCTCTCCCGGTCGGGAGTGGACTTCACCACCGTCGGGCGCTCAATCCGGATCGGGGGCATGCCTCCCACGGCCGCCACGACGATCCTCTACGACTCCGCTGTGATCCAGGACGCCAGTGGGGCTACCCCCAAGTTCGTCAAGCAAGGGCTCAACCTCGCCACGTCGGTGACGCTCAAGGGGGGGCAGGATGTGCTGGGGAACACGCTCTCGTCTACCGTGGGAGACAGCGACGGCATCCACGGCCTCGTCTCCCGGACCTCATCCGAGCCGCTGATCCTGGATCTTCTCTCGCTGACGAAGGCGGCAGCAGGCCGGCTCGCCTTCCTGAACCCCGCACCCCTCTACCTCACCTTGACCCTCAGTCCGCAGGCACCGATCCGCTTCGACCAGCTCATTCCCGGGATCCGGATCGACACGGCTTTCACGCTGGGGCTGATCCAAGTTGTCGGGAAGTTCCGCCTCAATCAGGTCGATGTGACCGTGGACCAGAACGGGGAGGCGGTGGCCCTCACCCTGACGCCGATGGTCGTATGACGTATGGCGGCGAGCCACAGTTTCTCGGGGGCATGATCGCCTCGCTCACGGAGCGTATGCGGGCGCTGGAGGCCCGGTTCCTGATCCCGGGCCCCCAGGGGCCACAGGGCCAGGTGGGGGCCATCGGCCCGCCCGGCGTGACGCTGCTCGGCTCTGTGCTCGTGACAGGATCCCCGGTGGCAGATGCGACGATCACGCTCCCCGTCGGTGCCGCGAGTGATCCGGGCCTTCGGATCGGCTGCCACGTCAGGGGAGACGCAGCCGCGACGAACGCACTCTTGCAGGTCCAGATCAACCTTGACACCAGCTCCACGAAATACGATTCCTACCTCGCCGATGTGTCGGGCACCACACCCGCCTGGGCAGCGGCCGAGGTCATCGCTGGCAACTGGATGTCGCTCGGGGTCATGCCGGCCGGGACGGCGCCTGCGGAAACGTTCGGAGCCACGTTCATCGACATCCCGCACTTCTCGAACGGCACGGTTCACAAGACTCTGGCGAGCCGTACCGGCTACAAGCTGGCGAACTCGACGGGCAACGTCCAGACCGGCATAGGCGTGGGGTTCTGGCGCGTGACCGACCCGATCGTGATCCTGCGCATCTTCCCCTCGGCCGGCAATCTTGACGTGGGTACGTTCATCTGGATCGCCCCCATATAAAGGAGAGCCGTCGTGAGCACCCCGCCCGAACGTCTCGTCGTGAACCTGGCTGGTGGAGGGCCGCAGCGCGTCCCCCTGACCGGGGCGGACCTGGACGACTACAACGCCCGTTTAGCGGCTCTACCGGCTCAGGTCGCCGCGGACCAGACCGTCCAGGACAACGCTGCCACGATTCGCCAGCGAGCCCGTCAGGCCATCGCTGCCAACCTTGCCTATCTCGCCCTTCCGGCTCCCACCACGCAGGCTCAGGCGGTGACTCAGATCCTTGCGCAGGTGGCTGCTCTGACCCGACAGGTGGACGCCCTGATCCGCCTCGCCTTGGGAGCGTTCGATGACGTTACCTAGTGGCCCCGGCCCGTCCACACGGCATAGAGCAGGATTGCTGCCTGCACGGCGAGCGCGACGGCAAGCGGTATCAGAGCGGCGATTGGGGTCCCCCCTGTCGGCGTGGGCTGGACCGTCTACGATAGGGCCTGTGATGGCCCTGACTCGGCTAGAGCGGTTCCTGCTCGCACTTGCCTTCGCCTTCGCCCTTATCGACCTCTGGCTGAGGCACGTCCGGTGAGCCCGCGGATGGGAGGATAGCGAGTGACCATCGCCAGCATGCACGCCGTCTCCCTCGGCTTCCCTGAGAACCAGACGATGGCGGTTGACTACTCCGCCGGCCCGGTTGATCCGTCGGAACTCGTGGCCGCGGGCTTCCTCGTCGTCATGCGGTACTTGGCACCGCTCCCGAACGGCAAGGTCATCACCATTGCCGAGCGTCAGGCCCTTCATGCGGCCGGTAGGGGCGTGGGGCTCGTGTGGGAGTGGTACGCCTCCCGTTGTCTCGAGGGTGCCGCAGCGGGCCAGCAGGACGGCACGGACGCTCGGCTACAGGCCGCGGCGCTCGGCTTCCCGGCGAGCTGGCCGCTCCTCGGCGCCGTGGACATGAACCCCACCGCAGCCCAGCGTCCGGTCATCGCTGCCTATCTTGAGGCTGGCGGTCTCTACCCCTACGGCAACGCCGCCATGATCGCCTACATGGAGGCCCGCGGGACCGCAGGGCACTCGTGGCTGATGGACTGGGGGGGCGGAACCTACGGGGACTACCACATTCACCAGACGGGGGGTCAGGTGACCATCGGCGGGGTGCAGTGCGACGTGAATGTCGTGGCGAACCCCGACTGCATCTGGTTCCCGCCCGGGGTCGTTCCCGTTGTCACACCACCCAGTGCTGTCCCCACGCTCGCCCCGAAGGAGGACGACATGCTCACGTTCACGAACCCACGGACGGGCAAGCATTACCGTTGCTTCCCCGACGGCTCGGTCTACGTGTTCAACGCCGACGGTTCCCCTGGTGGTCCGTGGCTCGGGGGCCTCAACAACCATCCCGACTGGAAGGCGGGCGGAGGAATGGTCAACGGAGACCCGTTCATCTTCGGCGAGACTCCCGACGACGGCTATGTCATCACGACCCGGGACGCCGCGGGGAACTTCCATCCCTACGCCTTCCCGCCCTCGGGCATCCTGGCGAAGTAGTCAGTGCCCCCTGACGACCCCTACGACTGGCGCTCGGAGTTCATCGCCAGAATCTCCCGTATCGAGGGGATTCTGGACAAGCTGGCCGATAAGATTCCCGACCTTCGGGAGATAGACCGGCAACGCTCGGCCATCGACAGTCTCACCTCCCAGGTAGGTCAGACGAAGGATCTGATCCAGTCGGCCGGGTTCATACGGGTTGAGGTAGGGGACGCCCGGATGGAGACGATCCGGATCGACAACAAGGCCAGAGATGCCCGGATCAGCGCCTTGGAGGGCTCGGCCCGCTCGAACCGGAACCTGATCTACTCCACGCTCGCCTCAGTGGTCGCAGCGGTGCTCGGGGGTGGCATTCTGCTCGTGCTGCGGACGAAGCCGTGAAGCGCTTGGCGGGGTTGCTCGCGTACGTCCGGGACCGGTTCCCTATCGTTCTCTCGGTGACGGTCATGCTCGTAGTGACGATTGTCGTGCTGGGGGTGCTGTTCTTCCGGGTGGGAGCCGCCGGCCGGGCCGATGCCACCCGGGCAAAGCAGATCGCGGACCTCAAGAGCAACGTCACGACCCTGAATGCCAACGTAGCCACACTGACGACTGGCTACTCGAGCCTCGCCGCTAACTATGTGGACCTCGCTAACAAGTACAACGACCTTGTAGGCGCGTACAGAACCCAAGCGGCGAGCAACTCTGCGCTGACGGATGCCGTCAACGCCTTCGGGGTGGCGCTTGGCAAGGCCGGGAGCGGACTCACCGCCGCGCAGGTAGCCCAACTTCGGACGCAACTGGCAGACCTCCGCCAGAGCGTAGGGGGGTCTACCGGGGCTCCCGTAGGGCAAACTCCCTACGCCACCCCCATCCCCAAGGCCACCCCCACGCCCGTGCCGATCTGTCCGAATGCTCTGTTGAGCGTAGCCCCCGCCAGCATCTTGAACGTATGCTTGTCCAAAACCGGCCCAGCCCCGTAACCCCCCGACGGGAGCGAACATGCCCGACGAACCGAAAGCCTCGCCCGAGGAGGACCCGTGGCGCACGGTGGTCGTGGACAAGTTAGACGGAGTACTATCCAAATTGGACAAGCTCCTTGCCCGACTGGAGACTGAGGAGCCGGTCCCGGTGCCGCGGAGGGCAAGCAATGGAGATTGACGACGCCAAGCTAGCTGCGCTCATGGATAAGCTCACCGCCGTCGAACCCCGGCTTGATGAGGTTGTCCAGGTTCCTGTGAGGCAACGTCGGCAACGGAACGGCCTCATCGGTCTCGCCGTCGCCAGTGCGATCTTTGCCGCTGGGCTCTCCGTGGTGACATATCGGACTTCCTCCGAGGCTCAGCGCAACGCCGCGGCCGTTCGGCAGGCGGCAGTAACCCAGCGTCAGACATGCGAGTCCGGGAACGCCTTCCGGGCAGCGGACTTGGAGACGTGGAACACAGTGATCCAGACCTTCTCGGCCTCCCCGGGCCCGAACGCCAATCCCGCGCAGGTAGCAGCACTACAAGAACGGTTCAGGAAGATCCAAGCCATCATCACCACTAAGGACGCTCCCCGGAAGTGCTGAACGGGTAGGCTTTTCACGTAGGCTCCCCCGACGAAAGGAAGGCGGACATGAGCACTCCCGCAGATACCACCCCAGCACCCGCCGCGCCGCATGTGAGTCTCCTCGCCCACTTGGAGTCGTTCATCCCCAAGTTCGAGTCCAAAGTGGGACTCGCTGAGCACGAGATGCCCCTTGCAGCCGACACGATCAAGGGCATCCTGGCCGTGTTCACGGACATCGAGGCGATGATCGCGGGTCTCCACCAGCCCACGGTTCCGACCACTGGGGGCCAGCAGTGACCGGCTTCCTTGACCTAGCCGTCGCTGCCCTGAACTTCCTCGGGAGCATCTTCGGGACCTTCGGCCACGTGGGGACGTTCTGCACGTCGATCCCGACGGCGCTGCACGTCACAGCGAACAGCGGGCTCGAGCTCTCCCCCACCATCCGTACGGCGCTGATCGGTACGCCTACCTGCTGATGGGCGAACCCCAGACTCACTTCACGGATGCCGATGTTGTTGTGGTTCGGGTGCTTCATGAGGACGCCGACTTCATGACCCTAGAGATTGCAAAAGACGAGAACCGGGAACTTCGACTGGAGGAAGGGGACCGGTTCTACACGGTCATCTTCACCAACGGGAAGCCTTGGGAGAACGCCTGATGGGGTTCGCACCCTTTCAGGCGTTCAAAAGCTTCGGGCAGACGTGGCTGCCGAACGCCTCCAACTCGGTACCCGTTGTTGCCTCTCCCCCGACCCCTGCCGCTGTTCCTGTACCTCCTGCTGCGGGGGCTGGCCCGGGGGGTATGGCGCCTGTGGCACCGCCTACGCCCGTGCTCCCCGTCACGCCGACGACTCCCGTTCTTCCGTCGGGGCCCACGCTGCCGATTGCGGGGACGATCACGACGCCGCAGGCGGACATAGGAGCGCGGACGCTGAACACCGGCTGGCAAGCTGGCCTTGTGGCGCTGCTCGTGGGTCTGCTCGGGCTCATCGGAGTCCATGTGAGCCCGGCCACGGTGGCTGGTATCTTCGTGATCCTGACGCCAATCGTGACCTTCCTGTATCACCTGTTCCTGCACAAGAAGGCGGCAAAGGTCTGATGTCCTCCCTGCCCCCCGAACCGGATCCCGTCCAGCCCGCCGACGCTCCCGGGGCCGGGCCCCTTCCAGCGCCCCGACCTCTGCTGCTGGCGTTCCTTCAGCGGCCTCAGTTCGGGCGTAACGCGGACGGGCTGCGATGGCCGACGTTCTACCTCGGTCCAGACGGGCTCCGGCTGCCTCTCGGACCGTGGGTCGTGACGTGGAGGACGTGAGAGGACTGCTGGCGGTGCCCTTGGCTCTCGCCTTGGGCTATGTGCTGACCGTGATCGCCGCGCTCGTGGCCTATCCCCGTTTCGGGGTTGCCCGGTGGATCAGGGATGTGCTTGCCCTCGAAGGGTGGGTGTCCGACACGTTCTGGGGCACTGTGGGATGGTTGGCGTTCTGGTCACGCTGAGACGGGCCGGGTGGATTCTGCCGGCGGGCCTTGTAGCCGGGCTCGGCTTGTATCTCGTGGTGCTGACGCCCTTGGGCCTGATGTTCCGGCGTCGGCCGCGCATCATGCGCACCGATGCGGGCTATGGGCTACGGGTTGCCGTTCCTCACGTGGGGAGGGCTGTATCTGCCTGCTGGGCGCCGGCTGGTGTGGTGGCCCGCTGACCCGAGGGCGCCCGATCCAGTGCCCTAGCGAAGTCTAAAGGGAGGTGACGCCCACGCCGGTTCCCCAGCCCACCACAGCCCCTCTCCCGGGCTACACGTTACAGAGCCCCCTGCCTTCGCGGCAGGGGGCTCTGTTCGTTGCGGGTTGTGAGGAGTTATTAGCTGCCCATCAGGGACAGCAGCGAGTCTGCGATGACCTGCGGGTCGGTCTCGGAACCGAAGGTGACGACACGGAAGTTGTCGGGGTGATGTGCCTCCACCTTCTTGTAGGCGTTGAAGGTCTGGTCGTGCTCGGGACCGTAGCCGATGACGGCCATGACGACGTAGACGGTCCCGCGGAGCTTCTCCATCTCGGCGACGAAGTCCTGGTAGTCGGCGGCTTCCCCGTCGGTGATGACGACAGCCAGAATGGCTGGACGCTCGTCCGCGGGCCGAGAACCGAACTCGTCCTTGTAGGTCTCGACCAGCACTTCCCAGCCGGGGACGATGTAGGTGCCCCCGCCCCACTCGATGGCACCCCACTTGTCGCGGACGTTCTCTGAGGAGAGATCGTCGATGCTGACCGCGTCCTCGGGCCCGCTGAAGAGAATCGTCATGACGCCCCCGGCGTCCTCCCCTGCCGCAGCTTCCTTCTCGGCTTGGGAGTCCTTGCCTTCCAGTGCCGCGACGAGAGCGCTGATGGCCTCCCCGATGACTTCGCGCCGCTGGATGTGGGAGTGCTCGGCCGCCTTGTAGGACATGGAGCCCGAGGTGTCGATCAGGAACATGGGTTCGGTCTCGGTGCCTGACGGCGCGACTGGACTCAGGTCGTTCTTGCTCGGTTCTGTGGTCACTGCCATGGTGCGTTCTCCCCTTCTGGATAGGTTGGTGCTGCTAACTGAAGAGTGCGTCCGTTCCCTTCACCGCCGCGTCCCGCGGCTCGTCTCGCTTCCCCCCTTCTGGTAGTGCGTCGCGGACTCTGGTGGCCTTAACCGGCTGTGGGGCTTCGTCTGCCCACCCCGCCATCAGCTCGTCGGCCGCGCCGGTCTGGGCAAGCGTGCTGTCGTCTAGCCCCATAGCTGCGGTGTCGAGAGCGTGCAGTTGCCCAGAGGCCCGCTCCTTGGCGAGACCCTGTTGGACCCGCTCTCGGACCTCGTTCAGGGAAGGTGTGGCCCGGGCTGCCATGCTGGCGATGTCCTCGTTGGCCCGGTTCAGGTTGTGCTGGACGGCCTGCTGGTCGACCTGGGCGTGCAGGGTCTTGGCGTCGGCGAGCGCCGCCGCCAGCTTCTCGCCGTTGACCCTGAAGGCTTCCTGAGCGTCGTCTGCGGCCTTCTTGGCGTCGTGGTAGGTCTGCTCCTCGATCGACAGCCGTTCCCTCGCTGCGGCCAGTTGCCGGGCGATGCCTGCCGCTGCGTCGCGGTGCCCCGCGGAGAAGGCTGCCTTGCCCTGACGGTCCAGCCGGTCCACCAGGGCCAGATCCCTCTCGTAGGCGCCCTTGGCGGTCTCGGCCTGCCCCATCACGGTCGCGACGGCGTTCTCAAGCCGGTCGTGATCCTCTTGGTATTGCCGGATCGTCGTATCGATCACGGCGTGTGGATCAGCGTGGGCCTCGAGCGCCCTCGTGGCGCCGGCCTTCGCCAGGTCGTTCTCTCGCTGGAAAATCTCTCGCCATTTGAACGGCATTCGTCTACCTCCTCTGGGTTGATGGGAGTTCCTCTATTTGCGGGGGCCACAGGATCAGCCCGGCCAGTTTCCCGGCTGCCTTGGCCTTGCGGACAGTGTCAGCGGTTCCGCGGCTCTTTCTGTCCCAAAAAGCCTGCACATGATCGGCTGCCTCCACAAGTTGCCCGTTGCGCCAGAACGCGGCAGCAGGGAAGGTGGGGAAGGTCTGCTCAAAGACGTGAACACTCCTTCCCTCAGTGAGCGGACCTGTAGAGATGACTGTGACCCGCCATACCCCATCGACTTTGATGGGACGCCACGAATGGACGATGAGCCCAGACATTGCCGCCGCACGCTCCGCCTCCTGATCAACCCCTTGGGCCCCGCCCGAGACCACGACGGAGTCGTTCGGGAGGGTTCGGACGAACGCACGAACGGCGCCCAGATCCCCGTACCCTCGCGAGCCGACGATGGCCCACGTCTCACCCATGCTTGGGGCCTTTGTGGGCGATGGCGGTGAGGGCGTCGTTCTCCGCTCGCAGGCGTTCCAACTCGGCGTTGGCCTCGTCCAACTCGGCCCGAAGGTGCTCAATCTCAGCCAGCATTATAGGCGCGTATTTTGCGAACGCTACCGACCACGTCGGGTGCGTTTTCGCAGCAGCAGCCCATAGCGTTACTTCGTCTATTTCGTCTTGGGAAAGCGGTGCCATGGGGTCCCTTTCTGGCATGGTTGGGAACAGCGGTCTATCCCACATTCTCGACTCTCCGCAGGCGTTCTATGACGTACTGCACGACCATGGAATCATTCGCCTTCCACGGGCGCCCGTCGGATGCCACCCGGGGCCATGCCAGCGTTGCGTTGGGGATCAGACGGGTCAGTTCGGCTCGGGTCCACATGGCCAGCGCCGTCTTCGTGGTGTGTCCCTGCGGGATCTCGCCACCCTTGCAGCGCGCCATGGAGCCGGGGGGGAGTTCGGGTGGACCCTCGTCTCGCAGGCGGTTGAGCGCCGACTCGATGCCGATCCCAGCCCGGTTGACCCGCGCTCCCGGGCCGAGCGCCTTGGCTGCCTCCTCAAGCGCCATCGCCTCGGCTACCGGGGACAGGTGGATCAGGAACGTCCCCTCATCCTCGGTTGGTAGCAGGCCGACAGCTTGAAGGCGCTTCGCGTCCTCGGGGTCCTTCTCGGCCATGAGCGCTGCAAGGAACTTGACGCCGCTCCAAGGGGAGCGTATCTGGTCGGTTGCTTCTGTCACTCGCACCTCCTAGGCGTTTGCCCGTGAGTCTAGCAGGCCGTGGATGCTGTGGGGCGGATTGTGTGGTACCTTCTCCCCAGCGGGAACCTGCCAAGGGCGACTAGCGAGCCAAGGTGCCCGGGACGGAAGGGGAGGCCACATTGACGGAGAACGGTTCACCGAGGTACCTCGTCTCAGGTGAGGCGGCCAAGATGCTCGGTGTCTCGCCGAGAACCGTCGGGCGTTGGGCCGAAGCGTACGGGCTGCCGTACTTCCTTACGCTCGGGGGTCACAGGCGCTTCCTTGAGGAAACGATCCTCGCACTGCGCGAGGCACTGACGGAGCCGGGGGTGGGGATCGAGGTGGCTGCGGGTCGGGTTCGGCGAGGACAGGCGTGAAACAGGCCGCGGGGGATCTCTGGCGCTTCCCCTGCGACACCCTCTGCATCACGACCAACGGCACGCGTAAACACGACGGGCAAGCGGTCATGGGCCGCGGTGTGGCTGCTCAGGCGGCTCAGCGATGGCCGTGGCTGCCACAGGTGCTCGGGGACTCGCTGGTTGAGCACGGGAACCACGTCGCCGCCCTGTGGAAGCTGTTGGACACTCCGCTTCTCCTGTCATTCCCGGTCAAGCACCATTGGAGGGAGATAGCCGACTTGGGCCTGATCGTGCGCTCGTGCAGGGAACTCATGCGCCTCGCCGGCAAGCTCGGCCTCGGGCAGATCGCCCTTGTTCGGCCCGGCTGCGGGAACGGCGGGCTGTCGTGGAAGGTGGTCGAGCCCCGCATCGCCCCGTTGCTGGATGACCGGGTGACCGTCGTCTACTCGGACGTGGTGGCCAGATGAGCCCGCGCTCCTCTGCTCATGATGTATGCTACGTCGGCACACATGGATAGAACCTTTGGGGAGACGGTACGTCAGCAGCGCCTAGCCAAGCGTCTCGGCGTTCGGGAGCTGGCTCGCTCCCTTGGGCTGAGTGCCTCCTACGTCTGCGACATCGAGTTCGACCGAAGAACCCCTTCAGAGGACGTCCTGCGGAATCTCGCCATTGCCCTCGGGTTGAACGTTAACGACCTCATGGCACTGTCAGGGCGACTTGGGGAAGTGGGCGAGAACTACATGCGCCGCACGCCGGCCGTGGCGGATCTGGTGCGGGCCCTGGCGAGGCGCCGAGTGCCTAACGCTCAGGTGCGGGCCATCATCGGAGACCTTGACGATCTGCTCCGTACATACGAGGAAGGACGGACTGTGGCCTAGACGCGGAGAGGCCCCCACGGGGGTGAGGGCCTCGCTGGTTCCCGTTGGACTTCCCCCGCCAAAAAGGAAGTGCCGGAAAGGACTTGCTATGACTCTATCACCGAACGGTGTAGAGGTGCAGGATTCGTCGCGCTCGGTGCGCTCATGAGTGCGCAACGCATCGTCCGCGGGTCAGGCGGTGGAAACCCCGCGTTCCCTCCGCACCTTCGGGAGCTCGAGGAGTCGTTCCTGTCGTCGCTGGGGTGGGGCCTCCACGTCAACTACGACCGGGAGGAACGCTTCGGCCGGCAGGTCTCAGAGGGCTTGGGGCTTGCCCCGGGTGACATCGCCTACCCGGATCTGCGAGACCTCTTCCTTGCCATCCGGGACGACTACCTCACCGCCGACGCGTTCACCTGGCAGGGGACCCGTCAGAAGCTCTGGCAGCGAGGCTGGTTCCAGGAGGACTGGAAGCGCCACACGACCTACGTAGACATTGTCTGCAACCAGTTCACCACGGTCGGGGCCATCCCACGTCTGCGGACGCTGATTGAGCAGGAGGCGGCATTGCGCCGGGGCGAGAAGCACATAGACGGAGCCTACGAATGAGCCTCCGCCGGCCAGAGGCGCAGCGCATCGGCGACGACTTCCTATTCACCTACCCCGTCGGTGGGATCAAGGTTGAGATGAGCTCGGTGAGCGAGTCTCGCCGCGAGGGAACACACGCCATGGTCGTCGTCCGGTCGAACGCGGGCAAGCTGTGCTGGACCCGGCTGAAGCTGGACAGCGACCGGGAGCGGAGCTCGCTGGCGAAGACGCTGGCGAGCAAGAATGGCACTGCCGACTTCCCGTGGGCTGACGCTCTCGCTCAATGCGCCGAGATGGCCTGCGAGATGTATCAGGCGGGGGAGCCGACGGTGTTGCTGTGGGACGTACCGGCTCCCATGGAACCGTCCTACCTCTTAGATCCTCTCCTCCCTCTCAACGAAACGACGACGCTCTACGGCGATGGCGACGCGGGGAAAAGCTTGGTCGCCTTGAGGATGGCGCTTGCGGTGACATCCGACGCCCCGATGGAAGGCGTGAAGCTAGCGAGCAAACCGGGAGCGGTCATGTACCTCGACTGGGAGACGAATGCGGAAACACACGCTAGGAGGATTCGACGTTTGGCCGCGGCGGAGGGGATCGTGACAGCCCCAAGGATCCACTACCGGAAGATCAAGCGGGCTGTTGCCGACGAGATACGTGGGCTTCAGTACGAGATCGTAAAGCTTGGCGTGGTCCTGGTCATTGTGGACTCGCTGGGGGCTGCGGCCGGGATCACCTACGGAGATTCGATCAACGACCCGTCCGTCGGAGCCGGCGTGATGAACGCTCTGCGGGGGCTCAACGCAACCCGTCTCCTGATCCACCACATGACCCATGATGCGGTCAAAAACGGAGGTTCGACAGCCCCGTTTGGATCGAGGTATTTCCGCAACTATTCACGGTGTTTGTGGGAGATGCGGCGAAGTCCTATTTCAGAGGATGTAGCCCGGATTGCCCTGTTCAACCGAAAAATGAACGATGACGCTCGGCGGGAGCAACCAGTCGCCTACGAGATCGACTATGGGGGGCGAGGTGGTCCAATCCGTTTCCACAGCGTGGAGCTCGCCGACGACGCCGAGTTGATCCAGCACCTTCCGCTCGTTGACCAGGTTGTCCACTACCTTGAGCGCCAGCATGGGGCGCCGATGACGACGAAGGATCTCTGCGACCGGACTGGGAAGGATGCTGGCTCCCTTCGCCGGACCCTGAAAGGCAGTCCTCGAGTGACTGAACTTGACTCCGGCCAAGGCCGTTCGGGAGGCACCTACTGGGCGCTGGCTGCGCGAAGTTTGCGCGAGGTTGGGCATGAATGAACCTCGCGCAGTGCGCGAGGTGGGTGCGCGAAGTGCGCGAACCTCTACCCAAACCCGACGAAACAACCTCGCGCACTTGAATATACACGGATGTCTATATCCGCAGGTCAGAGGCA